TGCTTTTACAATAATGGTACCATCCTTTTGTACTGCAAAATCCAATAGGGTGCCTTCTTCCCAGCCCATCTTACTTAGTAGTTCGTCTGGCAACGTAAGAACACCTTCTTCGTCACATACTAAATATTTTTCTTGGGTGTCCATTATTTACCTCCTTTTATTTGGAAACATTCAGACACAACTGTTGGTAACAGGTTCTTCATTGCGTCATAGAATTTTTTATTCTCGTTGGAGCTAGGAAATTCAGCCTGTTTTTTCTGAGGCTTTGTTACAAACATAATAAAAGTTAGCAAGTGGTACACAGTCAAGATAAAGGACCCCTCACTTTTAAACAAGGGGTTTTATTATTTCTACATATTATTATGAAGAGATTAAACGTTTTCTGCGTTCATAGACCAGACTGTAACTAGGCACCAATTGTGCGATTGCTGGAACTGAACTTTGGTTTGCAAGGATGTCTTGTCTGACCCTATCCTTATCCGGCAACTCTTCTTGCTTAGCATCTAAAACGGTTTCATCTTTTATTCTTACAAGGGTCGTTATTTTTTTCAATCCATATTCTATACGCTCTTGGTCTGACCATAACTCAAAGTTATCAATTAGTCTTGGCTTTGTAGCCCTGATAGTAGCTTGATATTTTGCACCTGTTGGCGTGCTATTAATAAGGTTTTGTTGGTAAGCAAATTTAATAATTTTAACAAGATTTTCTTTATTGCGTTTCCACGCATCTCTATTATTCTTTATTTCTTCCATTTCTTTTTCTAGTGCTTCAATATAAGCATCACATTTTTTTATTATTCCTATAATGTTATCAAATTTATTTTCATGTCTAGATGCAAGGTCTTCAATATGTTTTTGCAGATATGCACGGTCTTCCTCACTGGTGTCAGGAAGATCTTTTAAAAATGAAACGTGTTGAATTGATTCAGAAAGTTGAACGTAGCTTTGTTTGTCTGACATGGTGATAATAAAAATTGTGTTTAAGAATTAATTTGACTCATTATGTATGCAACCGATTGACTATATTTAATCAATTGATAAGGTGGCACATGTGTTAAAGCCTTGGTAAAGACCTTCCAACAGTTACCAGTTGGGTTGTGATCAGCAGTATAAACTTGTTGTTCTTTCCAAGAATTTTTAGGTAACCAATTCATCTTATCTTTTATCCCATCATTTGTCACACGATAAAGTAAGCGCCCACTTCTATAATCAAAGTGGTATACACACATATTTAAGTTGTATCCTTTCTTTCTTGATTGTTCCTGAACTATATAACGTAAAGTTTCTAGTTCTAGGTTTGAATTATTCCAGCTAATATGTTTGCAAATTGGTACGTATTCATCCTTACAAACCTGATATACTTCTTTAGCCATTTCCTGCCTGTTGGCGTTTAATTGTATCCAGGAAGGGCAACTACATTCTTGATCTTTAACCTTAACAAAATAGATTTTTTGTTCACCATTTGAATCAGTTAAGATTTTCGGTGGCCTACCAATATTAATAGAAATAGTAGAATGTGTCTGATCAGAAGAATAATCAAGAGCGGCAATAGGAATACCATTGTTTGGATCTTTAGATTTGTATTTTTTCCATACAGTGTAATCAAAAAATGAAGGTGTTCTTGTTCTATGGCATAAAAAATTATTCAGTACATTGCGACGCTCTAATGAAAGTAGGGTACTGTCTACATTACAAATAACTTGAGAACCTTCAAGTGAAATTGAATTAATGTCTGTTGCTAGTAAGCCTCTAAATTTATCTGGATTTAATGTATATAGGCAATCAATAATTCTTTTTCGACCATAAATTAATTCCTGAGCTTTATTTAGTTGGTTTACTAATAAATGCATTTTAGTTGTTTTACAAGTAGAACTGTGGTGAGCATGTCGTGTTAACGTTTCCCCTGACCACGACTGGGTTTTTTGCGTTTTAGTGTCCAGGAACCACGTTTGCGTAGGCCTCCACCAATTGATGTGCGTTTAGCAGTTGCTACAACTGTGTGGTTGCTTGAGGTAGCTTTTTTTTGAGTTGCCATGTGATTTACAGAGACAAGGGAAGCTTAGTCTTTAATTTGGTGTTAGCAGATGAAGTTTTGTTTCAACTTGACATTTTGATGACCTGTTATAAAGTGGTTTATATGCTTTAAATGCATGTCAGGATTTGATTTAACAGCGGCTCCCTTCGCTGTCGAAGATTTTCAGGGTACTGTAGAAGATAAATTTTTTGTTGCCAAGCTAAAACAAGGAATTGAGAACACTGAAAGTAAACAGGAGCTAAAACAAATTGCATGTACACTTGCTGAGCTAGCTACACAAAGGCAAAGTTTAATTCGTGGTTTGTGTAGGCGCTTAGCTAAATTTGAATCCGAATTAATTTCTAAATCTTATGAAGATAAATTAAAAGCCGCCCATAAGGACGGCTGATAACTATAAGGAATTGTTTAAGTTAGTTCAATTTCACCTGTGTCCGCACTTCTAACACCGAATAATGCTTTCATTCCGCTCTTATCACCGGAGTCACTGACTGGCGGAAGAGTAAAATCAAGCCCCGGCTTAATTGCGTGGAAGCCGATTTCTTTTTCACATTGCTGGAAAAAAGATTTAGCATATACTTCAGGTGGACATGTCTCCCATACTTCTTCAACAAAGTCAATGTCTTCATTGGTAGAAGGAAAGAACTGCTCAATAGTCTTAGAAGTGGGTACTACCCAGGACTTGGGATAAGCAATCCAACTTTTTTGCTTGTCTCCGTATTGTTGTGCTCCGAAAGTAGGAGTAAAAATAGCAGCAGCAGCTTGTTTTGGATCGAAACCAGAACCCCCTTTGGAGCCAGCATAGTCAGCAAAAGCTGATTCAAGTTGTTCAATAAAAGTTCCGTAAGCATCTGTAAATAAATTAGACGCACCACCATGTATTGAAAGTAGTAATGGTTTTTTGTGTACCGGGCTACCTTTTTCATTTACAAGGAAAGTTAATACAAGACGCCGACGTTTGTATGGGTTGGGTTTGTCCGGGTTTTTTTCTTCCCAGTCATCATATAAAAATGAATCCCGTGGGTAAAGACCCTCAATTCCACCTTTGTCTGAGTTTTCAATGAAGGTTACATCTTTACGAAACCCACAATGCAAAATTAACATGCGGGGTGTTTTAAAGAATACACCTTTATTTGAATCACCGTTGTTATAAGTGTGTTCATATTCTTCAGCTTCTGGAAACATGCTTGCTGTACCGGACCAGCCGATACGAGCTAAGACAGTATCCTTAAGAAAAAGGCCTGGCTTGGACTTGTCATTAAGGATTTGACAATTACAAAAGTCCCGGAGGACACCTTGATACCTTTCGGTATTTTGGTAACGGTCGAGTACAGACATTACGTTCAGGAAGTGGTTAGTGGACTTGTCTCCAGAGCAGGAGTTGCACCTGCACTAGGCACTGGCCTGGAGAAGAAAACCTGTCTTGCAACAGGTATTAACCACCTAACAGGGCTAACGTTAGAACGGAACTGCGTCTTCGTCAACAGAACAAGAAATTGTTACAGGAATAGGCTTTTCAGATAACCGTGAATCGGTAGCAGGTGAATACATTTTTTCCTCACTTAATTCATTCTTAACCTTCGCCTGCTCCTCTCTGTTTTTGTTTTTACCAAATACTGAATACATTCCAGCACGTACTCTTACCTGATATGTACCGCGTTGGCTACCGTCCTGTGCCTGCCAAACGTTATACCTTAAAACACCTTCAATACTTAACTGGCGTCCAACATGAAGCAGTGTTGTCAAACGCTTCGCATCATCACCCCACGACTCCATCCTAAAGCTAAGACTGTCCTCCCAGGTATGATTAAGTATCATTTGCGCTGGGGCTGACACCATTGTTGTAAATGTAAATAAATCTTCTTTACTCTGCTCTGGTATAAACCCAACACCACCAGCAAGATTTACGCGATTTATTTGTAAATTTTTGTCATTAACAACAGCTAATGCTTGATTTGGAACCAAATACATTTTGTAATCTTGTCGGCTTGGGTATAATCTTCCACCAATAAGAAGTCGTATACCAGGTTGGAACACATCAAATGTTTCCCCTGCCGCTTTATTTGGAACTACATATATTGGTACATCAGAACCACTCTTACCTACTTTTGGTAGGCTTATGCTCATGAAACGCAATCCGTTTTCATGGAACTTCTCTCCTGTGTAAGTACCAATCCCGATGAAAGAATTCATTTTTTTAGTGCAGGTGTTTGTGTGTGCAGGTTAGTGTAGCAGGTCAGGGGTCAATCGAAACCAAGGGTACCCTAGCTTCCTCTAATAATTTTGAAGATAAAATAAAATTTTCAATCCATCTACTTGGAACAGCGTCACAGCTTTTTACATAAACATTCTTGATTCCAGCATTGATAAGTGCCGCAGCACAACGGCTGCATGGATGCATAGTGATATAAGCACTACAACCATTGGTACTAACACCGTGAATTGCAGCCGTAATGATAGCATTTGTTTCTGCATGGATCGTGAGCTCATACTTTTCTTCACGGTCCATTAATCTATTTATATCATCGTTTATTCCTTTTGGGAAGCCATTGAAACCAGTTGAAATAATTCGACGTTCTTTTATTAAGACACAGCCCACCTTTGTTGATGGATCTTTACTCCACTTAGACACAAGTTCTGCCATCTGCATAAAACGCTGGTGCCATACATACTCGTGCGCGTTCATAATTTTTAATACTTATTAATCGTTTACAACTTCAAAATGTTGTCCAATTACTTCTTGAATAATACTTTGTCTTTCAAGTAAAGCGGAAATTAAATTTTCAATGTCTTTACTCATTAAGAAAAGTTCTTTTAGGTCCATTCCCTCAAGGGATTTTTTTGTGGTTTCGGTTGCAGGATTTGTCATTTTGGTGATCGTGTTGTGAAAAGTATACTAGATAACAGGTTAAAGTTTAGTGGCTTTCCATCCAATTTTGACCAACCCTCGCTTCTCCGGTTAGCGGGCACTTGAGATTAAAGTATTCACCAGCTTTTCTAAAGGAATCGACAGCTAGTTTCATATAAACTTCAACATGTTCAGGCTTAACAAGAGTCTGAAATTCATCGTGGATATGAGCAACATACCCCCAATCCTCACCAAATCTTAACCCAATTGCCTCTAAATCTTCATACAAAATACATGTTGCCTTCTTAACTGTTATCGCTCCAGTTGATTGGAGTAATTGGTTTAAAGCTGAGTGTTTAGATCTTATTTGTAATTTTCGCCCATCAACACCAACAAGGTGGCCTTTTTCTGTAACTCTTTTTTCAATTAAATCTTTTAATTGTTTAATGGCAGGTAAATTTTCATAAAATGTTTCCATTGTTTTCTTACCTTGTGTATATTGTTTGTTCTCATCCTCTAGCGGTAAGATAATACTACCAACTTTTTTTGCACCTGCACCGTAAGCCAGAGCAAATATTAGTTTCTTTGATAAATCTCTTTCTGCTTTTGTTATAGGCCGATCACCACTATACAAACCGAACATACGAGCATTATAACTATGAATATCGACATTACTATCACTAACAAGCTTTGCATATTCCCCTCCATCGAAATACGCAAGCCACGCTCCGAGCGCCCGCAATTCAAGTCCAGATGCGTCGGCGCCAACTAATTTCCACCCATCAGGAGCGTAAAAAAGAGCGCGACATTCAGCCCCATAAGCGTGACCAACACTTGGTACTTGGGCCATATTTGGACGTTTATGGCTACAGCGTCCACTGATACAAGCGTTTGTAATAACCTGTCCGTGAATCCTACCGTCGTTATAAACTTGAACATGTTTAAGCCATGCTTCTTTTCCTTCTGCAATTTGTCCAAGTCGTTTATTTAACGTTTGATATTCAGCTAGTATCTTAGCTTCAGGATATTTTGCTCCTAGTTTTTCTAAAACATCGTCATCTACTTTAGGATTACCTTTTTCTGTAGCACAAAAAGTAATTTCTGGATATAGCTCTTGGAGTCTCCTTGAGGTCTGTGTTCTTGACCCTGGATTAAATACCTCAGTTTTGTTACTTAAACGTTTTCCTGTTTTAGTAGACCACCTTTCCTTTACTATTGGAGGAAACACTACTTGTAATTTTTCATTAATTTCATTTCGTTTTGCCTTTAGAGTATTAACCAAAGCGTAGGCAGCCTTTTCATTGAAAGGAAAACCAAATCTTTCCTGCTTATCCATTATTAGAGCAAACTGGTGTTCTAGGTTTAATGAGCGCTTATCTGCATCCTGACGCAACATATATTTATATAATTCAAGCGACACTTTAACGTCGCCTTCGCAATAATATTGCATTGTTTTAGACCACGTATCCCAAACACTTTTTGTATTATCTTCCTCATCTTCTTGATTTTTTAACTCAGATTTGAAATCAATTTTATTTACACCAATTCGCTCACCCCAAGCAGCAAGTGAATGACTGCCAATGTATTTACGGTTCATGTGACTATATTTTGCGTGATCAAGAGGCGCTAGCTCTGGCCAAAACAACCTACTTGTTATCAATGTATCAAAATAATCACAACCTGTTCTTAATGTAAGTTTTGGATATATTTTTCTTAATGCTGGCAAGTCAAATTTTATTATGTTATGTCCAACTAATAATGTAGCTTCGGATATGTAGTCCAAAGCATGTGCAATTGGTAAATAACCATCTTGATCAGCACAACTAATAAACTTATTACTATCTAAATCATAAAGAACAATACAATGTATTTTGTTTAAAGTTGGTAATAGCCCGTTAGATTCTAAGTCAAGAATAAATCTTGTCATTAATAAAAATTTTTATAAAGAGCAGAAATGTTAGTAATTTCTAGGTCTTCATTTACCTTTTCATTTTGGATGCGGCTAAGAATGTTTTTAGCCTCTGTTAAGTCGGGTAAGCACATCGCTTTGTTTAACACTTTTGTGTCATTTATTGGTAGTAATGTAAATCCATTACCGTTTCTATTGATGCAAAGAATTTTTGTAAATTCTTTATTACACAGAACAAAACCTCTTTGCATGGCTCAGTCCTTGATACTGGCATGATCCGGGACAGCCCGCATCAAGAAAAGATCTAGGGCAATGTGCAGAAACAGTGGCGCCATCTTAAATGCTTGTGGTGGGAGCCCACCAAACAAAGCAGAAAGCTTGTCACTGAGGTCTGTGCGGTGCATTTCTTCAAACTCAACGCTTAGCATTTGAGCTATATTGAGGATGAAATCACTTAGATCTTCGTCCTGATGCTTCAGCTGTTCAACAACTTCCCACAAGAGCGGGTCGCTTTGAATCATTTTAATTAACTCTTCCATAATGAGCTATCGTATCTGCCGCCAGATTACCACCCGTACATTTCAGTGCAAGTCTGGAATTTGTAAAGTTTTTATGGAACCTTGTGAACAGGTTAAACGCGGCCACTGGTCATGGAACTTTGGTTTTGCTGTTGGTAAGTCTAAGAGACAGTTAAATGATTGGTACAATAATCGAAACAGGAAGAGTGTAGGTAAATTAAAAAATAAATTTACCGGAAAAGAAGGTGCTACTTTACTTTTAAAAAGTTTTAATTTTTGTTTTAATATGCGGTGGAAGATACCACCTGGAGATTTAATTATTGTAAGTTGTGATTCAGGTGAACCAGAAAAACAATTTAGAATTTATAAAAAACTTATTAGGGGTGAAGGTAAAAGAAAACATCTGGATTGGGTTATAGATGAAGAAAATAAAAAATTTTTTTGGTATCGTCCTCCATATCCAGATGATTTAGTTTGGAAAAGTGTTAAGCAACATAATGTAAGAATTATTTCTGCTGAAGTTCAAAATCCTCTACAAGACAGCCTAACGGACTTTGCATACTTTCAAAGTTTTGATATTCTTCGATTGAAGCAACATATTCATCAACCCAGTGGCTGAAAGCAGATTGCAGAACCCCTGGCTCAATCCATATGGTAAGTTGCTTATGAGCGTATTTAATAAGTTCTAGTGATTCCTCATCATTTTTTGTTATGGCATTATCCAACAAACGTATAAGCATAGCATCCAACCATTTGTTAGGTTGCTCTCTAGGATCCAAGTATTTCATCATGATTTTTGCGTTGAAAGTATTGCAGCTAATACAAAAGTGAAATTAATTATTGCTAAATAAAGTCCACTTAATACCGGATTAAAAATAAAAACAAGAGTACATAAAACCCATAAAATAAATGCAATTAGTCCAGTGAATTCAGGTGTCATTCAATCAATTTCAATTACAATACGACGTAAATGGCCTTTATTATCTCTTTGTTCGTAAATATTAAATTCCCCATCACCTACTTCGGTATTAAAACTAGCACCAAAAGAGACGGAAGAACGACCGATAGCACTTGAAAGGTTTTCAAGGTAACACGGGTCAACAATACAGATACTACCGGAATCACAGCTTACGGAATTGATTTTTCGTGGTTGGCATAAAACAGACATGGTAATTAGGCATAATAAAAAGGGACCGTTTTCTCGAAAGAAGTGTCCCAGTAGGGGTGTTGTACGTTTATTATAGCAGTTGGGGCGAAGAAGAACCGTTGACAGCCCCGTCCAGAAAGGGAATCAGGATTTTTACGGTTTCCCCTGATTGGTAACAGATGGGCCGTGCCGCTGATCACGGGGCGGCCCCTCCCTTATGTTGACAAGTTAATTTTTCTTAAATGCAGCACTTGCAATTACTGGAAACTGCCCGGTAAAAATTACTTTTATTGTGTCGGCAATAGTTCTGTGCTCCTGTTGGGTTTCTTCTGCTGTTCTAGCCTGGAGATAATGAATCCAGGAACGTAAAGTTGCGTTTGCATAGAGAGTTGTTTTTGTGCATAAGGGTAGTATTCTGCGTGCAGTTTCTTTCGCTATATCTGCGTTTATCATTTCTTCATAAAGTTCCCTTGTTTTAGTAAATAACTCACCAGAACGGGTTATAAATTCAGCAGTTATTGTACTGTCTAAATCATCAAAACTGTTTTGACGATTTTTATAATCTTGTCTTCTAAAAGATGGTAAAGTGATCTCTTGAGCCTCAGAGTATCTGGTTGAATACTCTTGAAATGATATAGACCTGTGTCTAATAATTTGTGCAGCGATGTCGCGTTCAGTATTTATTTTTATACACATGTTTGCCATTTCAAATGGTGACCAGTGTTTATGACTAATTAAATATTTAAGAAGTCGTTCTGATGTTTCAACATTAGTTGCATTTTCTGGTGAACTGACGCGGGCCATTTGCACAATCATTTTTTCTGCATCTGGAGTAATCCAGACAAGTCCTACTGAGCTCATTTGTTTAAGAAGTTGTTAATTTAAAAATACTTTTTAAGTTTTTTCAGTAATATTCATTTGTTCAATTACGTCGGTACATTTATATTTTGTACCAAGAAATTGGATAACGTAGTATCTTTTATTTTTGTGCAATGTCCCGGCAGTAGAGCCGGGAGCAATGCGACCGTTTTGTCTTTTCCATCTCAAACCACTAGGGACAGAAGAATCTGTTACCAAGTAGTCTGTAAACTCACTCTTCCTCTGTTTCTGTAGTAACGACATTTTCCTCCTTAGTGAATTCTTCTAAAAGAGCTTTTACTATATCTATAAGAGTTTTGTCAAGTTTTTCTTTTTCCATCTTACTTAAATAATTGTATTCAGGATTTATATTTTCATCCCAACTTACTCTCATCCCTTCTTCATCTATGATTATTTCAAGTGTGTCTTGAATAAGTTCTTCTTGGTCTTGTTGCGGAGACATGGATTCTGTTGTCATTGTTTGTTAGTTACTAAAGAATTGTTGGCGTTTTTAACAAGAGCCCTTCGCGCACATGGGTAACGCTTCATGGCTTGTTCTTGTGCAGCAAAAGCAGTTTTTGCTATTACTACAGTTTTGATTGGTTGGCCGTTACCGAATAGAACGGTAACGTTATAAGTTCTTTCCATTAAATTGATACATGTTTCCAGGTTAAGTTATTGTCAATTTGATATATACAGCTTGCATTTACTTCGTAACACCTTGCCAGTTCTTTATGCATGGCTGTTTTGGACGGATAACTATTTGTAAAATTATTATCAGATAAAAGTAATTTAATTTCTTTTACTTTGGCAACATTAAGTTTTGCGTTACTGTTATTTTCGCCTACGTTTTTGCAAGTTGTTGGCATCATACGCCCCCTTGAACGTTTGTAAGTTCTACCTATTGTTGGGTTTGCATTAACAGTTGTCTGCATTGGACGTGGGATAATTTTATCAAGCGGTGCTGTAATCATTATTTTATTTCCTCCGCGAGTTGCGGTTAGCATCAGTTGTCCGTCTGTTACGTTAATATTTGGTTTGTCCTCTTCAGTAATTTGCAAAGACTGGATTGATTGAAAAGCAAAGTGGTTCATGGCAGGTGGAGAGCAAAGTCGGGGTTTAGATTTAGGCACCCCTTTGGACTTGCACACTATAGAGGTGATGGGGTAGGATGACAAGTGTGCAAAGGATAGATGAACCGGTTCCGTGCAGGAGGCCGGTTCTTTTTTCGCATAAAAAAACTGACTCATTGGCCAGTCCTTTTATTTATTGGTATATCTTTATACTATTTGCTTCTTATATAGTAACTTTGGTGACAGACGTGAGGTAAAAAAGGTTACTTCACTTATCTTCATCAAATACTAAGAACTTCTTAACTTCTTTATCTGAAGCGTTAATTAAATTTAATATTGTCTTAAGTTTTTTTTCTGCTGTTAAAGCCCTGCCGCTCCAATACACAAGGTGTTGATTGGTTTTGTTAAGTTCTGTTTCTAAAGCAGTTTGGAATAAAGATGATGGACTTAGGTCTAAGTTAGATTCTTTCCATCTTTGATGAAGGGCATCGGGGACTGAAACGCTGACTACTATTGCCATGTATAAAAAAATTGTGCTACCTAAACGATAGCACAACCTTGGTATCTGTGTACTGTTAATTAATTGAGTAGCGGGTGCTATGTTATTGCAGACTGTATATCAAAGTTGACGATGTAGTTTTTACTGGCAATTACTGGAAGCGGTTCGCTTATTGAGGTTCCATCTGTAATAAGTTTCAGTGCGTTGCTAAACTCCTCTGCTTCATCCATGGAAGGGAAGTGGGGCGCAAAGGTTCCCACTCCCTGGTGATGTATTAATACAGTGTAACCAAGAACCGGTAGCTTCATAGGAGTGGTTGTGATGCTGCTTTACGCTAGCAGGACAGGTCCCGATTTGTAAAACATAGAAGGGTTGTCTTGAACTGCAAGGTCTGCTTCCTCGTGGCTGCTGACCACTCTCACGATCTCACTTTTACCTGTAGCTGTTTTTGTCATGACAGCCCAAACAAGTTGAGAGGTGAAAGGCCTTATCCGACAGGTTGAATCGATGACTTCTGACGAGTCCATGACTTATTGATCTCTGGTATCTCATTATGCGAGGCATGAATCTGCGCTTTTGCATGAGATTGTGTGAGTCAAAGCCATTGGTACCACTACATAGTCAACGCATTTACGCTACCAGACAAACATGGAATACAAGTTAAGAAAAAGTTAAATTGTATTCAATACTACATTAAGTTTTTTAATGGAAGGATGGCATGAAATTATTTCTGAAATTATTAAGCATTCTTGGGAACCTTTCAATAAGCTGTGCTACTTGCCAAGTCTTAATTACCTTGAAACTTTTATACTTATAGACCTTATCAAAGCTCATGATGATTACAAGAACTGAACTGATGTCATACAGTGTCTTGATGATCATTTTGATTTTACGATAGATCTTCCAGAACTTGCGCACCCTTTCATGCTGGCTATGTATGTAGTCATGGTCTTGAGACTTGTAGAAGTGCTGGGCTTTGGTTCTGTACATTAGTAAGCAAAAAGTTGGAGTTCACTTGAATTAATTAGCTTGATGTCTGATCTTGGCTGCAAGGATTTTGCAACCAAGAAGAAAAATTTAGCTGTGTTTCTTTGTATCCAATACAAAGTTTTCTTTCCATATGCTTTTATTAATAAAACAGTTAAGGCCAAGGAAGCTATAAGAAGTGTTGTTGTCATAAAAATAAGATAAAAAAATCGACCAGCCACCTATATAAAGGTAGATGATCGGTTAATTTCCGATTTAGGTAGTTAATTTAGTCTTCAGTTTCGTTTTCTTTGTCTTGTTCAAAACGCCATTTGATTGGGTCGTCTATGACTTTTTCCTCTACTGGAGTAGCCAATAGTTCTATTACGTAGAACAGTTCTAGAGCTTCATCTAGAGAGATTTCTGCTTCACTGGTAAGTAAGCTCAAGAATTCAGGGTTTTCTATGAGCTCTTCAATTGATCCAATGATCGTGTCGATCTTTTCAAGATAGTTCACAGAACGATAGCAATTACTAAAATTGTATCAGGTTAAATCTTAAGACCTGAAAAAACCTCCATCAGACTTAAAAGCTTGTCTTTGAACGTTTTTACTTCATTTTCTGGGTTTTCTACATTGGATACAATGAAGTGTTCGCCTGTTTTGGTAATAAAACCGCAGACGATACTGGCCCCAACCTTGTCAGCAGCTTCTTTCATTTTGGTTACAACTTGCATTGATTGAAGCTGTTGCATGCTTAGCTCATCACGGCTGCTTAGATCCTTAGAGTCGTCACGTTGTTCAGAATTAAGTCTGGTCATAATTTTTTGAATAATTTTTTTGCATTTGTTCCTATATAAAAAGAAGTGTGGCTGGTTTTTCATTTTAGTTTTACGATTGGCATTATAATAAGTAAAAAGTTTGTTTACATGACTATCCCTGTTAAATTTAATGAAACCGAGCCACAGGGAGGTAGGGGTTGGGAGATGGGTAACCCTAGGAACATGGGAGGTTTACTTGAGGCTCCGAGAAAAGGGTTTAATGAAAGCATAATTAATCCAGTTAATCCGTATTCAAAAACATTTAACACACCTGCCGTAGTAAATTATTTTACCGATACGTTAAACAAAGGTAGACCAAGTGTTATCCAGAATGTAGAGAATTTTCTTATGGGACGTAATGTTCAGTTTAATGATGATACAGGTCAGGCTTCTTTTACGCCACAGGGTCAATTTAACATTAAAAGTAATGATGGTTGGGATTTAAGTTTAGATGCAAAAACAAAGTCAGCATCGTTTGGAAAAGGAGCTTTTAATGTAGCAGGTAGTTTTGGCAGTGAACCATACGTTAGAGCTGGATTTCAAGTTCCATTTGCACAGACGAATGAAGTGGTAAATCCATCTGGGTCAGTTGAGGGTCAAATGGACAAACAATTGAAGCAATTTAATGATAACCGTATTGTTATGCCTTTGTCAGTAAATGTTGAAGATACTAAAAAACCTTCTGCATATATAAATGAAGATGATGCTTTTCTTAAAGATTATATAAGAAATAAGTTATATTAATTTTAGTTTAGTTTGTCAAGTGGCATTGATAGTTATCTGCAACAACATTGCAGACATATGTTTTATCTTTGTAATAAGACGAGTAAATCAAAGTATTACTTACTTGTAGATTTACGTAACCTATACCTAGGTACATTTGAACACAGGTTAAAGAGGAACATACAAAATTTAACACTTAATAAATGTCAATTTGTTTTGTAATACCTATATCAATTGATTTTAAATTGAGTTGCTTGCCTTGTGAATTTGTTAACTTAGTGAAAGTAATAATACCTGCTTTTATTATGTGACCACTTAGTTGCCCAAGTGGTGTATTTACATTTAAAACCGTAAAGTTGTTTGGTGGACCGATAGGTGGAACCGGTGGCATTGGTTTGAACATGGGGATTCCTCAGCTGTAGATAAGTCTAAATTTATCTTTGGCTTGCCTTAAGATTTGTACAATTTCTTTCCAGGCAGGGTTTTGCGTATTGTACGAAAGTTCTTTCCATTCGCCGTCAAGATAGACAGCAATTGTAACAAAACGTTCGGCGCCGTTTCTTTTCATTTGGTTAGGAACACTGTAGTACTGCTTGTTTAGCACGTATGCCGTGCGCTGGAAATACTACCACAACAGTTCGATCTGCTCTAGAGCACAGTGGTTTTTTCCACCTACCTCCGCAAGTTTGGCATGTAATTTTAGATTTTGGTAAAGTTGCTGGGCACTGAACAAAAGAAACTTTATTATGCATAAAAGCAGTTGGTAGTCCTTTTGGTTGTACAACTACGGTAGGTAGTCCCTCTTTATAACGTTGTGCTGCTGCATCCAAAGATTCAGTGGATACATTTACAACAAAACCTAATTTGATTGAATTAAAAATAATTTCTTTATTGATTGCACCATTGATACCATCTAAATTATGGTGTGTATAAGTCCAAGCAGCGGATAAATGAGAGGATGCATTAGCTAACTTATAAAGATAACCTTGGTGAATAATATCTACAGCATCTGGCTCATGCCATAAATCACCAGCAATATTATGTCTGAATAATTGGAAACGTGGTAACTTTTTAACTTTTTCAATAAATAAAGCAGGTTCTAAGCCATGTGTACCTGCAGTAACAGCGTCCCAATGCATTCGTGTGTAGTAACCTGCTTCTGCGTAACAGCCTCCTTCTTTACCTGCAAGTTTACAGGTAGATGGGCAAGATTCTCTTGAGGTAGTTGAAACAGCAATTCCACCTGTTTTTGAATTTTCAGACGGACAAGTTAATGAACTGTTCATGAATACAAAACTACATAAGGTAGGATTTCTTCAATAGTATGTACACTGGATTCTTGTCTTTCGTTTGCATCAGTTAAGTTAATATCAGAGAAGTCCTCTGTCTGATCTTCAACAACTTCAAATCCAGTTTCTTCAAGTTGATCTACAGCTTCATCCCAAGAATTGGCCGATAGATAAACCCAAGAAACTCTTAATGTTTGATCAGATACTAAGGCGACGTAGTTGTTCATTAGGAATGAAGTGCTAGGTGTTGTTTCCATGCAGAGGAATGCATTTCATCTGTTGTTATACTTGGTTCGCTGTTAGTCATATCGTCTGTTGGATCATATTCAGTAATGTATTCAAGTTCTTCAATTGCACTTAATATTTTTTCATCTGACCCGATTGGCAAATTGCAATCCATCATATAAAGTTTATCTTCTTCTTTAATAATATTTCTCAATGCTTTTATAATTAAGTCAAGTTTCCTCATCGGATTCATTTTGAATGTATAAACTTTTCCGGTGATTGAGGTAAATTCTGTATCTTCAAAGTGAATTTCAGTTTGTCTCATTTTTGCTCCTCTGTTGGGTTGTAGAATTTGCTTTGTGGACCATATTCAGAAAGGATTTTAGGAAAGGCAAGGAATATACGTTCTCTGTTTTCATTGTCTGCATAGCGTATTGCGGTAGCAAGAGATTGAAAAAAGCGTCCTCCATATCGGAGCATAGCTTCTGTTGTGGTGTGAACCTCAGTTGAATTCATGGTGCAGGAGTAAAAGGACTAGAAAATTTTAAAGTCGTATCCAGGACCGGAGCGCTATTTTAGAACGTAGTTATGCAAAACACAACTACGTTCACAAATTTTAAAGTAACCTAAAAGTTGTTATATTAACCAGATCAAGTAGTGCTATCAACGGATTTGAGAGATTTTGTCTGATAATTTTGAAACTTCTTCTGCATTAAAATGTGCTTGAAGAGATTCAAGTAACTCGATATTTATATTTGTAGTAAGTTCTTCATGTTTACTTTTTAGTAATACTTCAAGAATGTCTAATGCATTAATAATTGCTTTCCACTCTTTAAGTTGAACAATAATGTGTCTTCCTTCTAACATTGAACTGCCTCTGAATTGTTTGTGTTATTTGTTATTATTTAATAAATATCATTCGTACTTTCGTTAAAGTCTTCTTCTATAAGAGTCCATTCAAGATTTTCTAAGTTTATATATTTTTCTATAACTGGAAGTTGTTCAATTAAACTCATTTGATTTAATGGTAACCATGCTGGTATATTTGATATATCTACTGCAGTCGTACACAAGCCTGGTTTATATTCAGCTGGATTAATTTCATTACTGTGTTGAACTAAAATCATGTCATCTATGTAGGCATAAATAATTGCCAGGTCATTTAGAACCTGGATTTCTTGAATGTCCATGGTGTGAGTTAAATTTGAATTAAGTACAGTTGTTGTTTTAATTTTGTAATAATTTATATAATGGAGTTGGTTCAAATGCAAGGTCTCGTTCAACTTTTAATCCACCTGGACCTACTATGCTTTCTAGTTCACTTAAACTAAAGTACCCTAGCTCACGTTCAAATCCATCTACAAGACCAAAACATTCTTGAGTTTTTAGATTAATTTCAGTTACATACCAAGTCCAGGATGACCAGGGCGTAAATAATTTTAAGTATGCAATGGCATCGTTACCTTTACCGTCTTGTGCATATAAAGGAGGAATCTTTTTTGAGATTGCTTTAGTTAATAGTTTCATTTTAAATTAAACCAAGTAATGATAACCAGCTATCTGGATGGTCCGGCTCTAGTTCGTCGTCTGCTGGAGTGAAGCAGACGCTATCAAAGACCCATTCTTCAATATCTTCAAGGTTGGGGATGTCGTACCAACCTTCGAGGTCCCTCTTCTCTTCTTTGGTATAGTTGGCTCCTTTTGGAACCCAGTAGTAACGGAGGACACCTTGTTTAGTTTTGTAGATGTCACCGGCTTTTTTTCCACCTGGGGTGTCAATAGAACAGGTGGGTTCAATGTAATATTGGGCGAGACCTTCTTCTTCTGAGGCTGGAGAGTAGTCGAGGATTTTAGCAATGATTTGCTGTTCTGGTAAGAGTGCCATAGGATTGGAAAAATGATTGTAAGAATAGAGTAAATAAAAGCAATGATGATTGTAATTACATCATCATCATTAGTATGATCTTGTTGTTTAATCATGATTTACTGGCGGAGGAATGTCGTTAGTAGGAAATTTAATTACGCCATCCCATTCATCTTGTTCTGATTCACGCATTGCTAACTCTTGTTCGTCTGCAATGTCTGCTAATGCGTCGAGCATGTCGGCAGTGTAAGGCTGATCAAATGAGTTCATTTGTACTGTAGTCAAGAAGATACAATGTTAAAGAAACCAACAGTATTACCGTTAATATCTTTTAATTTTAAAGAATCAGAAGCAAGAGAGAGGTGTTCTGGATGGTTATTTAATTTATTTGATAGGTCATCTAGAATTCGCGTTATTTCATTAGCTTGGTCTTGGTAGGTGATGCCAAAAGCATCATTATCGACAGAGATAGAAATTTCTATTGAATGATCCATTGTGATTTGTTATTGAGGTAAGGTTAAATTGGTAGGTCCTTCTAATATTTTCCTTGACACACAGAATTTAGAAGTTCCAGTAATATGTTCAACGGTAATAATTCTGTTAAGCAGAACGTTGCAATACTTGTTGACGTTTTGATTTACTATATATTGAAGTGAATTAAATAAAACAAAAGCCAGTGCAAAACCGGACGCTATTAAAGATAGCTGTGAATAAGGTTGATACTTCATTTGAATTGTGCAGTGTGAATTTATGGGTAAAATTCTGAATCACAACTTGTTAATACAAATGACAGCTCAAAGAGTTCTGGAGATGCGTCAGTTTCAAAGAATCTTTTAGCAGTAATACCTCCTGATGAGTATGTGCATTGTTCCTCTGAATTATTTTTTAATGTTTGCATTAATAGATAAGCAGCTTTAGCTTTTAATTCAGCAATAGAAGGAACTTTTAACTCACCGTTTTCACTAACCCAAACCCAGTCAAGAGTTGTCATGGCCAAATGAATTTTTTCAAAACTAAAATGAGAAATGACGTAATCTATTTTGCCTATTTGTTCAGTAGAAAGTTCCATTGTGTGTGGTTGTAGTGGGACAGGTTGGGAAAGGCATAGATTTATTAAGTCGTATGCCTTGATGCAGATTTTTAGTCGGCAGCCAACGGCCTCCATGATAGATCAAGGTCCCGCTTTTGGCGATAACCCTGACCGATGAGAAGGTTGACGCTTTTGCGAATGACATCGATGGGCGCTTCAAACTTAATGTATTGAGAACGTTTCTCAAGAACGTTTACTCTTAACATTTCTGCGAAGTCACCACGGATGGTGATTAAGTAACCGTCGTCATTCTTTTGATAGAGGAAAGAATAATCTTGGCGCATGATTTTTGGTGCAGAGGAGTGGAACGAAGCAAGTTTAAATACAAACTTGATTCACAAAACAAAAAGATGTTTAAGCGAAGCAAGTTATTTGATTTGATATTTATTGAATAGGATTAACTGTTTTGGGTTGATCTTCACTGCAGTATTTAGCAATTTCTTCTAGTACGGAAGGATCTACTAAGTCGGTTAGATCACCATCATTTACATCTGGGGAGATTAGGTTAGCAAGTTTGCGTCTATTAGTTTTGATGATTTGTCTGATGTTATCTTTCTGATTGTCGCTTAGTTTTGACCAGACGAGGAAAGCGGATCCAGTAGCAATTAAGGAGGTTGAGAAGAAACGAAACATTTGAATGGTGAAGAGGAAGAAATTTATTTATATGGAAATATAAAGAAAACCTTAAGACCATTCAATACTTATCTAGTTATGCTTATGCCGTTAAGTCTTATGTTTACACTATTTACCCATAATTTTGCTGTCTCATATTCGTTAAAAAATCTATTTGAATCATTTAAAGCTTTTAGTGCTCTAAGTCGAGCAGAGTTAGCTAATGCAATTCGATCAAACAATGTCAAATACATGCGGTCTTCTGGAGTAGACATTAGATAAATGCAATTGGATTTTAAGGTTAACGTGGTTCTCAAATGAGGACCACAGAAAAGGGATCCGTAGATCCCCTAAGTGTGACCGTCAAATAGAAGCCAGTAAGAGATTATCTTCCTGGAGGCTAAGTTGATCACCAGTTGGTTTGTTAGTACCAGCTGCTTCTTCAGCTCTTTTGGCAGTACTGATTTTACCAAGGCGGATTGTAGTAATAGAAGTTACCACAATTTCCATACGGCTTAAGTACTTACCTTCTTTATCTTGCCAAGTTGTATAACGCAGTCGGTAGGTTAGACCAACTGTGTCGCCTTGGTTGTACTTATCGGCGATATTCTTTCCTACACCGTTGTAAGCAGTGAGAGGAATAGCAGAATCGCCATCACGTGCATCAACTGGAGCAACACGGAATTGTGTTACATCTAGTTGATCATTTGGTTGACGGTAGTTGATTTCAGATACAATTGTACCGATCAAATTACCGTTGTTAGCAGAAGACATGGTTGTTGTGCAAAGGAATAGTGCAGCATCCTGTCCCAGGCTGCAGTTGGGATAAACAGATAACTTTTAATCGTTAGCAGACAAAATTCTGATAACAATCACTTAGTACTGTTTGTAATTCTTTAACGCCAGTAGGCATCTCTTTTAAAGTAACTACATCTACTTGGCACCACTTATTTCTTTTGAGGACTTCAAAATGAACTTGTGTGGACTGACCGTTGTACCAAGTAACACGATGACTTGGAAAGCATTCAGGAGACCAGGAAAGCATATTACTTTGAAATTGTGCAGTGCCTATCTCTGCGGGAGGCTTGTATTTTTTGACGGGCTATTGGAAACCAATCACGTTGACGTATATATTTGATAATGCCTTTGATTTCAACAAGTGTTAAGTTACCAGTTGGCTCACACACCCCTGGGAACCACACTTCATAAGTAGGTTCTTGTCCTGGATTGTTATCTGCCATTAATCCTGAATTTCTTGGGCCAGTAACAATAGATACTTCGCCAATAAATTCATCAATGTAAAGCAAATGATAACCACCTGGAACACTTGGATGTTCTTTCCAACCTTTGGTTAGATCCATAGATACCTCAATGTGTGCGGTGCTTATCTCCGCTAGAGCTAATAATCGAAGCAAGTTAAATACATAACTTACTCAATAAAACCAACAAAACATTAAAACGTAGTGTTGGTAATAGCTAAGGGAGGCATTACACCTCCCAGACCGTTTAAACGGATTCAGCTTTAAACAGTTCAGCAACTGCTCTCTTTACTCTGGGTCGCGTTGCAAGGTACGCAACACCTGCTATCACAGCAGCAATTGTTGTTTTGGCCACTAAATGTTTTGAATCCATATTGAATTCAGCTTGTGAAACTGCTTGTGCGGTGGCTTCTGCTGCTGTTTCTGCAGCAAAAAAAGCGTCTTCTGGATAGATAGTAAACATGTTCAATTAGGTTGAATAGGTTTGAATGCAGAAGAATTCTGCAGAAATCCATCAACAGTGATGGATAAGTGCAAAAATCAAAGGTACTTCTTATCCATGCAGTACCATGCGTCCCCTTGGATCGCACGGATGTGAACAAGTTGACGATTAGGTGTACGCCAACAGTTTTCAATTGCATGTGCATTAATCATTTTCTGGCCTGCTACTGAGAGCAGCATGCCAAGACCAGTGCCCATGACAACGGCAAGGACAGGATTAACTAATGAATCGTTCATTGAGTGAATGAAGTGCAGGTGCCCATCTCCTGCGGATTAGGCAATAACTGAGGGAGGGCTTAAACCTCCCTGTTGGTTTGATTACCAATCAGCTTCTAGCTCAAGCTGATGCTTAAGCCATTTGATCAGATCCCTGTTATTGGAAATGATCTTGTTAGCAACCACAATGAATGGTTGCATGTTGTCTGTACCTAAATCTAGGAAAGCTTCAAAAGCATCCAAGAATTCAAGTCGAAATTGTTCCAGCTCACGATCAACCAAAGGTCGGTGCTCACTGGAATCTCTGCGTGCCAGGAGTCTTAAATCCTGGAGCATGTTATACACAGCGGTGGTGGACATAACTGTGGTGCAAAGGAATAAACAGCATCCAAGGCCAGGCTGTAGTTGGCCGAAACGAAGCAGGCTTAAATACAAAATTGATTCATTAAATAAACAAAATATTAAAACGCAGCAGGATTAATTCTTGTTAGAATTAGATGCAGTTAAGAGAACTGTTTCTAAGGTTGTACTTGAGGTATACCCTTAGAAATAATTACCTATTACTGAGTAGTATTAAATACAAAAATAAATTCCTGAATAAATACAAGTCTTATGCAACAAACGACTGCAGTTTAAAACAGGAATAAAGTAAGAAAAAAAACACAAACAAAACAACAATAAAACAAAATAATTCATTTTAGTATTCCACAGCTCCTGCCGAAAATTTTTTAACGCGCCACTTTCCATCTGACGGTTTGGGTGAGAGTGATTGCGGTGGAAGGGATTTGGAGGGAGAATAAGGGTATATGGTGTATAAGTTAAGGTTTGGGGAGTATAACAGGGTATATCTAGGTTGTAGGGCCCGAAGGCCCTGTATTTAGAAAGGAATTTCCGGTGAGTATGGTAATTGTGGACCGAAGTGTAGAGGTAATAGTTCCGATGGTGCGTTGCAGTCAGAATTATCAATGTATTCAAAGTAGTCACCATCGATTAATACAATGTCATCTGCAATAAACTCAAACATGATTTAAACGCAGCAGGTGAATACAAATCCTGCTATACCCTACTAACAAAACTATTAATCGCAGCAAGTACTAACCTATTACAACGTAGTAACTATCTACTACACAACACCTACCCTAACCAGACCTTCTTTTTTTGTCTCAGCTCGCTTCCTATCGCTGTAGTTGTCTGATACCTGCCGGGATTTTTACCCCAAATAGCAGTTTTTTAGGCGCCGATAGGGTTACAAGCATATTTATAGAGCTTAAAATCAATAATATTGAAGAATTACATAAAATGCCCGTATCACCGCAAGATTTTGCCTTATGGGCATCGGTTACAGGTAATAATTATCCTGAAACTGCAAGTGAACGCATGGCGTTAGCTCCTCAGGTACATAATTTTGTACGTAATTTTGGTAAATCAGGGGCAAATAGGGTTTTAGAACAACCTGGATCAAATGCTGTATACAATCAACCAGTTTCTGCTCAACATTTAAACGCAAACAGTGTATTTGGTTCTCCTATTACGCCAGATAATAATGTTTCTAAAATCGTAGGCACCTATGATTCAACACTTACTGGAGAACATACTGCTAATCAAGAAGCAGAACGCATTGAAGATACATCTAAACAATACAATTTAGTACGTAATATTGGTCGTGCAGCCCTTGGCGCCGGACTTGTTGCGGGTGGAGTTGCCCTTGCAGCTACGCCAGAAGGTAGACAAACAGTTCAGAATGCTGCAACAACAGTTAAACAGGGCGCTCAAAATATTAGCAACCGTGTTTCTAGTTTCTTAGGGGGATTAGGGGCAGGCCGTGGTATTGATCCAGATACAATACGTAATTCCGGTGATGTAACACCTCCAACAACAGCACAACGTTACAATCAAGCAGATGTTCCAGTTGCAACCCAAGAAGCACAAGTTGCAAAGGGATCTCCAGTTGGATCATTAATTCCTGGCGATAAAGGATATGAAGATCGCCTACTAAATAAAATTTATCAACAAGAACTTGAAGCTAGACCGCCTGCGTTAACCAAAGAAGGCATGGAGCGCAACATAGAGCGCAACGCCGTTTTAAGTACAAAACCTGTAACTGAAAGCGAAGTAATTACTTCAAGCCAAACGTTTTCACCAAGTCAAACAGGAGACATTGTTGCATTAAATCAGAGAAGAGAAGCAGCATCACGTCTTGCAAATGTTGCACGTAAATTGAAATCAGGTATGTCGTTTTCTGATATAAAATACGGTGTAGAAACTACTGATCCTCCACTGCCAAATTTACCAGGACTTGAACAACAGGGGCTGTCAGAACGAATTAGATCTTTATCAAGTGTTGAGTTGCCAGAAGCAATGCCAGCAACCACATCACAACAAACTTCATCTCTTAACCCATCGTTAACAGATGAAGTAGATTTATTTGTAGCTGGGTTAACAAAAAATGCGGATCCCTGGACCGGAGAGTACACACCAGCTAGTAAATCTACAGAATCTTTTAATGTTCCTCTTCAAACAATAAAAGGTAAAGTTCCCGACCCATGGTATGCACGTGGCCCGCGTCCAGTACGTACAGCTTCTCCAGAAGAACTAAAAGCTGCAAACCTTGTGGCAGAAGTTTATGCTAAAACTGGAGAACGTATTACACTGGAAAATGCACAGGCTGCTCTTCTTGGTGGTGAACTATCATCAGCAGTGCAAAAAGCCTTTACTCCAACAGACTATCTTGCAATCGGTCCTCAAACATTTGAACCCGGTCAAGTTCAAACCGGACGCGCAATGCAAGTAGGAACAGGTGAAATAAGAGGGGCCACTTCAAAAGATTTTCTTGAAAGGTTTACAGAAGAAAACGTAGCTGGGCTAACAAAACAAGGTCGTCAAAGTGCTTCCCGCGCAACACTTGGAGGTGACTACGTACCTGGAGCAAGCCAGGAAATAACAGACCCTAATGCAGTAATTGCAACCGCTGGCGGTAGAACCATGCGTAATGTAAGTGCATTAGATAAAGAAGCTCTTGCTGAAGGAAGAATTGAGTATGCAGGCTTTACCGGACAAACAACTGACGTAAATCCTGAAGTAGCAGCAGCTACATACAAATCAGCCACAAACCCTCAAAAGGTTCGCATGTTTAATTCTTTACTTAGTCCACAAAGCTCAAGTCAAGTATTACATTTAAAAACAGAAAGTGGAATAATACCAATGACCACTAATGAATTTAGAAAACGTACAGGCGCACAGGCACATAAAGTTTTTGCAGACGTTGTACAACAACATGCGGCACATCATGGCATTGAGCTACCTAATCCAGATATTATTACAAACTCTGGTCAAGTTATAGAAAACACAAACCCAGCATTTATTGAGGCTGCTAATAGACTTATAAATACAAAAGGCATACGTGAATCAGTATACCCAATGATGGCTGCAAAATTTAATGATGTCTTACAACAATCAGGTATTAATTTAACTGCAGCTAAAGACCCTGATCTGTCTCATGGCGCATTGAATACTTTAATGGGTGTTGCACGAAACACTTCTACAGCTCAAATAGGACTTGAAAATTTTGGTAAACTTGCCGGACGTTCTCGTTCCAGGGGTATTGTGAGATCGGATACCAGTCAAATTCCAGTATCAATCCCAGGACCTTCAGCCGAATCAATTTCTCAAGCTATGAAAGGACTTGGCTTAGGTACTAAACTAAACCCGTATTAAGCTAGAATAAAGAAAAATTAGAACCTAACATGACTTTCCTAGAACCAATTCTGATCCCAGGATGCTTTATTCTAGTTGGCGCAGGCATTACATATGCGGTTTCTAAACTCAATAAAATTAAAACCGTTTCTTATCTTCTTAAGTACGGTCCTATAATTAAAAAAACATACGACGTTATAGACCCAATTCTAGATAAAAACTTGTCTAGGTGGTATGGATCGGATATTGACAAGGCAATAGGTCTGACAATAGAAGCAGTTGCTGATGGCGAATTAACAGATAAAGAAGTTAAAAAACTTTCAATTATTATTGCTGAGCGTTGGTTACCACAAAAAGCTGCTGATAAAGTTCGTCACTATTCTAAATCTTTATATGAAGTACCTCAAGTATTGGCGGCTAAACAAATTACTGAAATAGTTAACGGAATAACTTCTAAATCATCTGGACTTGATTACGCACGTAAACTTCTTTCATCATTTTCATAATGACTAAAGATAAAAATTGGATTCAAGGAGCGATTAAACGCCCTGGTGCCCTCACAAAAAAAGCTGAAGAACGTGGTATATCTGTTAAGGAATTAACCGCTAAAGTAACAGCAAATCCAGATGAATATGACAAGACGACAGTCAAGCAAGCTAACCTAGCAAAAACTTTAAGTAAATTACGTAAACACAGACAATCTAAAAACAAATAATAAAATGCAAGCCCCATACAGTCAAGATTACACAGGCCCCGCAGATCAAGCTAGAAGAGCAGGTAAATCTCCTGATGTAGGAATTTTAGGTCCGAATCCAAAATCTGCATCAGATCCAAATTCATTTAAAAATGATTTTATTTCTAGGTATAAATTAAATCCTGATAGCAAGACTTTTTATTCACAGGGTATCTTCCCTGGAGAAACTGCGGACTTATCACAACAGAAATATGACGAAGCAGATGGGGCGCCTTATTTTGCTAATCCTAACGATCAAACATTAGCTAACGATTTTGTATCTAAGTATTCAACCGGGATTTCCAGGGGTTTAATTGAAGAAGATCGTGCAATAACTGCCTCTTCTGTAGATCAATTTAGAACTAAAAAGCCAATGGAAGACTTGAGGGATAGTAATGTAGTATCAGGTAAATTCCCAGGAGCAGGGGGAGTTGCAACTACATGAATTACTCAGAACCAATCCGTTTAGCTGGAACAGCGTTAAAAAATTTTTTTAGTGATCCTAATACTATTAAAGGAATGGGAAAGCGCGTACTTGCTGAAACCGCCATTAATACCGCTGCTCAACAGGTTGTTCCACGCCTAATGGGCAAACGCCCGGAATACAATATTTCTCAGTCACTTCTTAACACTGGAGTTCAAGCAGCAATAGCAGCACCATTAGCCGGAGGAATGCAAACACTTGGTGTTCCAGAATGGGCAGCTCAAACCGGTAGTCAGATGGTAGCTTCTCCAGCGGCCTACGCAATTACAAATTCAATTATTCCCGAAACACATAATCAAGAGCATACTAATTCTCACGAATTAATGCAGATACAACAAATGCATGCAGAATTAGAACAACAAAGATATAACAATGAAATTAATTTAGCATTAGCTAAAAATTACCATGCACCCACTGAAATTGTACACAGAAATCCAAGTGCAGACTTGCAGACTGCTTACAATATTATGACACCTAACGTTTCTTATTAAGGTAATGAATCTTGATCCTAATAAGAATTATTTAACAAACAGTCTTACAAATATTCAACAGTTTGTAAAGTCTGCTGCTGATGAGCTACGTAACATTGTTTATAAAAGTAAATATGGATATGGATCTGCTGCGGGTCCTGCAGTAAAAAATATAGCCGAATTAAGAACAGCACCAGAGGCTTTTGTAGCTTCTGCAGTCGGTGATGTTCTTACAGACCAGTCTCGCAAAGAAATTTGGAAATATACAAATATTCCAAGAATGGCTGGTGAAGTTGGAAAAACAATTTCATCTGCTGCTGGAATGGATCCTGTTACAGGAGCAATGCTTACAATAGGTGCACCCGCCGTTTTGCTTGGGTTGAGTGGTCGTACAGGACCTCTTTCTCAGGGTATGCGTCCCAAAGGATATAAAGCAGTTGCACCTGCTTCAAAAGAAAAAGATCCTACAGGTAGAACGCCACAATCAATACCATTAGAAATAGCCTTAAGATACGGCTTAGGACAAACCAGTCAAATACTTCCCTATCAAGAATTTAAAAAAGAACGTCCAGATGTTGCACCTTCTACATATACTCAATATCGTCGATATGAGCATTCAAAACCAGAGCCAGGTAAGTTAATTGGAATTGATCCTGAGGGACAATCTTTTACTACTATCGGGGGATTAGTTCGGGGCAGTGCAAAAGGATTGAATGATCCTGAAATTAGAATTAAAGGAATGCCTGTTACTTTAAGTGGTGTTCTTGGTACAGCAGCAGGACTTGGAGCTGCCTCTGCAGCTTATTCGGCATTACCAATTCAAACAAAATATGCACGTTCTACTGTAGATTTATCTAGATCAGGGCCAACAACAAACCCAGTTACAGGAAAAGTAGAAACTGGGGCCGCACGTACATACGGTCCATCTTCTCTTACAACAGCCGGAATTGCAGCTATTGGTTTAGGAACTGCTGCTGCAGTTGGAGCAGCAACAAAAAAAGTACTTCAGAAAGCAGCAGAGAATAAGATTAAAAAAGATAATCCTGTAGAATACTTAAAGCAAAAGCATGGCTCCCTTGAGCAGGCAAGCAGTGCTTTAGGTTTGCCACAAGCTCAGAGTTGGCAACAACTTATCCCCTACGTAAAATAAATCATGGCTTACGGTTTTAATTTAGGTACAAGCGGAAGTTTTAACACTGAGAATAATTTAGATCCAAACAAGTCTTTTTATGCTAATTATAAAGATCCACGTGGCTCAATGAGTTCGCAAGATCAAGACGTAATGAATAATTGGACTGTTCCAAAGTATGATCCAAGTGATTACGAACAAGAACCTATAAATTGGAATAAATTTGGAGTAGCTGAACCTAAAAAACGTTTTGCCGGAGAGGTATGGGATGTATTAAATAAAGAACAAAACAGAAATCGCTATAGTAGTCAGTTAAATGAACCTAGGGGAGGTTATGGTGGACAGCCTTACACAGGCGGTTCTGGACAGATTTTAGAAAACCTTGGTGTTGTTTACCCACAAACACATAGCCCTGTTGTTATACAAGGACAACAAGGAAGTCCAGGAGCCTTTGGTGATCTTGGATCCCTAGCTGGCATGGGAATTGGCGCCTTGATAGGCGGTCCCGCTGGTGCAGCATTGGGAAGTCAGATTGGTCAAAAAGCCGGTAACGTTGCGGGCAGCTTCTTTTAATAATATTCTTAATAGTTTAGAAATTACCTAATTTAAAATAGTAATCAAAAGGATTTAGATTATGTTGCCACTAATACTAGGCAGTGCCGGACTCGGTGCTCTTGTCGGCGGTGTTCAAGGCTATCAAAGAAGTGGTGGGGACCTAGGGCGCACACTTGTAAGCGCAGCCACTGGAGGCCTACTAGGCGGTGCTACGGGCGGGTTAGGCGGACTTGCTGGTGGTGCAGCAACTCGTTTTGCAGGACAAAAGTTAGGACTTGACACCGCTCTTGGACAATCTTTATTGAACAAGGGAGTATCTGAAGCCACCCTCAAAGCTGCTCCAGGTTTTTTAGGTGGTGCCACCAACATTGGCACACAACTTGCTGCAGGTGGTTTACTTGCACCTCTTGCTGGCTCAATCGGACAATTAGGAACCCAAGCAGCTGGCGCTACTACTGCAGGTATACGTGGAATGCAACCAGTTCCTGGAATGCCTAATGTTGCAGCATTACCGGAAGGAATACAAGATCAAAATCGACCAATAAATTTATATGATGTTTATTACGGACCTGGATTGACTGCCAGAACTGCAGAAGAACTGGCCCAAGATGTTCAAATGAAAGGTTTACAAAAACAATTTAATACAATGTATCCGCAGTTAAGTCAGGCCAAGAAAGATGAAATGCAACGTCAATTAGCTGCAGCACAGATTCGTCAAAATATTGCTACTGCCGCTAACATGATAGAACGTGGCCAACAAACTGCACAATCTATAGGAATTAACGCTGCAAATACACTTGGTAATGCATTAGCTTCTCAATATCAATATCAGTAATCATGGCTAATACACCATTTGATTTTGTAAATTCACCTACAAGATTTGCCTCTTTAGGATTGAATTTTAAAACTGGGAGGCGGGATGATCCGGCCCAGTCATATTACGCGGGTATTAAATCTGCTGAATCAATACCTGGATTTTCAACTGAAAAAACAGATTATCAATCTCTTTTATCAGAGTTTGTCCCAGCAGGCTACCAAGCTCCAACATTTGGTACGGCAGCAGACCAACAAATCAACCCGACATTTGGTGCAGTACCTGACTTATCTCCAGCACAGATAGCAGCTATTCAATACCAACAAATTATGGGGCCTTACAATAGGGCCGAAAGAAACGAGGCAGCGGATTTCCAACGCCGTTTAACCCAACAACAGTTAGCAGAAACCTATCCTTTTTTAAGTGCTGCCGCCAATGAAGCAACACAACGTGCTTTAGGTGCCAGTAAGGACTGGGCTGCTTATAAGCAGGGCCTGCCAACTACAGCACAAGATATTATGACGGCCAAACAAAATCAACTTACCAGCGCAGCACAAGCTAAGTACCTTGAAGATTTAGGAACAGCAGCGCTAAATACATCAGCAAAGCAACAAGCAAAACTTGGTTATACTGGAAAGAGCTTTTCAAGTTAATTGAATAGCTTTTTATTAAATTAGTTTTTTAATAAAAATTTAATTATGGGATCCTCAAAACCGCCATCGCCAACAGTTATTTACTCGCCGCCTCCTCCTCCGCCAACGACAACCGACGTACCTTCACAGTCTTATGAGACTCAAGTACGCTTGGATGAGATCGCTAATGCACAGGCGCGTGCAAATGCAGAATTTGGCGCAGAAATAGATCGCAGTCAAAACGAATTCTTTACTAATCAAGACATTAGAAGGGAGCAGGCCTCCGCTGGCGAACAGCGGATGACAATAGGAAAACAGGGTGAAGAGGAACGTGCAACAGTATTAGCAAAAGGTGAACAAGAACGTTCAACACAGAGGGAACGTTATGCTGGGGAACAAGTTTTAATAGGTGCTAGAGGTAAAGAAGAACGTTTAGGTATTGAAACTTCAGGCGCCCAACAACGTTTGGGTATTATTGAATCAGGTTCTCAACAACGTTTAGGAATTCAAGAAACTGGTAAAGAAGAACGTTCAACACAGAGGGAACGTTATGCTGGGGAACAAGTTTTAATAGGTGCTAGAGGTAAAGAAGAACGTTTAGGTATTGAAACTTCAGGCGCCCAACAACGTTTGGGTATTATTGAATCAGGTTCTCAACAACGTTTAGGAATTCAAGAAACTGGTAAAGAAGAACGTTCAACACAGAGGGAACGTTATGCTGGCGAAGAATCTTTAACTAAAGTTAAAGGAACAGAAGAACGTTCTGCAATTAGGGAAACTGGTAGTGAGACACGTTCTACTGTTCAAACCAGTGGTACAGAACAACGTTTAGGAATTAGAACTGCAGGAGAAGAAGAAAGAGAAACTATCGGTAAATCAGCAACCGAACAACGGGCTTCTGATTTACAGAAAGAGATGTTTAGGCGTTATGCGGAAAATAGAGATTACGAACAAGCCCAGAATCAGTATCGAACATGATTACCTGGATCGAAGAATTAACAGAGAAGGAAAGAGAATCTTTCCATGCGTTTTGCAAGAAAACGCTATCACCAATACAAATGTATCTCTACGCAAGGTTTCTAGGTTTTACTGGAAGCATAGTTGAGTGTGATGAATGGGCGCAGAAAATTCATTCAAAGAAAAACTTTAATGCCATATTAGAAGAAGAAATTGATTTAATGCAGTTAGACATTTCAAAGTTACGTGATGCAATTGATCTTGGAATGGTTAAACAAGATATGGGTACGGCACGGATTGCCATGTTGCAAAAAGAATTACGCGGCTCAATAAAACAAATAAATGATGAAAAGGTTTTAACAGATAAACAAGGATTGATTCTTGCCGGTGCGGATCGCGCCTTACGAGAGATGCTATCAATCTTTCGTGACGACCCTATTGAAGGACCACTTCAAGAAGCGTCCATGGGTGTATGGACAAAAATATTGGCAGAAGAGTCTTAAGGTTTAGTGCATTAAGCTGATGGCATGGCAGGTACATCCCTTTACTCCGTTTACCGGAGGACCGCACGTGCTGCAGCAAAACAACAGATAGTAAAAAAAAGTTCCGATATTGATATTGAGCGGGCAAGGAAAGATTTTGCTTATTTCTGTACGGTAGTTGGGGACAAGCCACCAGCAACACACCATCTTCTTTGGCACCAACACTTATGTACCGGAAATAGCTCAGAATGTTTAATTGATATAGCTGGCCCAAACGTAGATATACTGGGACCCAGGGGTAGTGCAAAAAGTACAATTTTAGGTTTATTTACAGCGTGGACAATAGGTGTACATGCTTTAAACAAAAAACCGTTAAAAATTCTTTATATTTCTTACACTGTTGATGTAGCCAGACCAAAGAGTGCTGCCATTAAAAGAATCATAGAAGAAAGTAAAACATATAAAGAAGTGTTCCCAATGGTAAAAATTGCTAAGGGAATCAATAGTAATGAATACTGGAGTATTGATTGGAAGTTTGCTGGCATTAGATCTACCGGTGAAGAAGAATTTACTCTTTGCTGCGCTGGGTTAAAAGGTGCTGTAACTTCAAAACGTAGCCATTTGTGTCTGACAGGTGATACATTTGTCAATACGCAACACGGCTCCATTCCGATCCATGACCTGTATCAACAACCAAAAGATTATAGAGTCAGCACGTACAACCCAGAAACAAGTTCCGTTGAGTGGTCAGGAATACATGCAGTGTCTAGACGCCTTGCCGACCGGTTTATCCACGTGGAAACAAGCACTGGAGATCTCATACGGACAACTCCAGAACACCCTTTTTATATCCCAGGGCGAGGAATTGTGTGCGCTAAAGATCTCAAAGCTGGGGACCGACTGCTTAGTTATTCCGATTGCCTTCAAAATAAAAATAAAAACAAGTTGTCCAACCTGTCAAACAAACTTTCAGGTAAATACAAACTGGAGACAGATAGCCCGAAACAGCAAAATAAAAATGTTTTTCTGTTCAAAAAAATGTGCAGGAAAATACAAACAAATTTTGTTTCCAAAGATTTGCCCGGAATGCAATCAGAGTTTCCAACCAAGAAACTCGGAAAGCGTTTACTGTACAAAAATTTGTTCCTCCAAAGTGCATTCCAGAATGATGAAGGGGAAGTGGAACTCAAATTGGCGGCACGGTATGAGCAGGCCAAAACTACCGGAGCTGCGGGAATTAATTTTAAAAAGGGACAATATGACCTGTTCTCTATGCAATATCAAGGAACAAATGTTGACTGCAAAAAATCAACACGTAAGAACCAACTTAGTCGTTCATCACATCGATGCAAATCCGAAGAACAATGTATTACAAAATTTAATCACTGTCTGCAGGCCCTGCCACACAAGCTATCATCAATTAGCAGAAAAAGCAAAGATAGTGGAGCTACCATTTCCGCCATTTCAGAAATTAGCAGCGGAGAGGAGTATGTCTATGACCTTGAAACAGAATCTACAAACCATAACTTCTTTGCGGGTAAAGGTAAGTTCTGTGTAGCAAATTGTATAATAGATGACCCGATTAAGAGCTCTGACGACATTAAGAACAGGGATATCCGAGTAGCAATGGAAGATAACTGGAACTCAGTTATTACTCCTACAATGTTTGAAGGTGGGCGTGCAATTTGCCTTGGTACTAGATTTCGACATGATGATGTTCACGCCAGTACTTTTACACCGGGTAACGATTGGGTTCAAATTGTTCAGTCTGCAATAACAGTAGATGATCAAGGAGAAGAAGTTTCTTATTGGCCGGAAATGTGGTCTCTTGAGTACTTACAAGACCGTCGTCGTCAGGCTCCTATAAGTTTTAGTTTTCAATATCAAAATCAAATTGTACAAACAAGTGAGCTATCAGTATCTCCAGATTTAATTGTTAAAGGTCAAATTGCTACTCAGTTTGATTCTTTGGGTATTGGTGTTGATTTATCTGCTGGGGTGAAGGAACGAAATGACTATACTGTTTTTGTTATGGGCGGAAGGGTTGGCGACAAGATTCATATTATTGATTGCAAACGAATCAGGATTATGGGTAACCTAGAAAAATTAGAAGCGTTAATGGAAATGATGTATGAGTGGGGAGTTGTTCACAAAGACGGAAAAGATTACCATCCTACTGGTAACACTATTGATGTATGGTCTGAAGCTGTAGCCTATCAAGCATCTTTAGAAGCTGATTTTAGAAGAATATGTCAAGGTGATCACGGACTGTATAACGTTAATTGGCATCCTGTTAAAGGATTTCGCGGAGACAAAGTAGCGCGTTTCAGGGGAATTATGGGTTTATTTGAACAACGTAAGCTAATCTTTAACAGGTACCGTAAATTTATGGCCTTAACCGATGAGATTGTAAATTTCGGTGTTAGTTCTCACGATGATTGTGTTGATGCTTTAATTTGGCTTTGTAATGGTTTAATGACCAGAGGAAAACTAGAGCTAGAGTATTGACGCAACTTAAACTTATACAAACACTCAAAAATGTCTACCGGCTATTACGTCATCGAGCTTGAACAGGATGCTTACGGCTCCGCCCTGCTCCCACTTCCCGACGAACTTTGTCACGACATGTCCCTCACCCCTGGGGAACAATTTGATGTCGAGGTAGAGGACGATGTGATTACATTCAAAAGATTGCACGCTGGTTACGAAATTGAGGCATAATAGAGAAACAGGTATTTTTCAAAAATGAGCGATAGCAAGTCAGCGTTAGATTCTATCCTCAAATCCGTTGTTAATCGAGACGGAGGTGGCTCTGCGGACACCATGTTGGTGAATGCTCACCTTGCCCAGATGAAAATGTTTGGGATTCGTCAAGGCGTGGAATTTTATCCTGAACAGGATAACTTTGGTACACAGCGATTTGATTTTGTTCAACAAGTAATTCGTTTTAATAAACTTGATGCAAGGTTGGATTCCATTTGGGATCGGTTCCTCTCATTTGGAAAAGGCTTATTCTATATAAGGCCTACTAAAAAAACTTATCGTTTATATTGGTTTGATAAAGATGCTTACCGTTCATACTACAGCGCCGATGGTGAACTAGAAGAAGTAGTAATTATCTACCCTTATAAAGTAAAGTCGAATCGTGGTTTTTCCGGGGTAGGTTTATCAACAGATAAACGTTACATGAGATTAAGAATTACAGCAACTGAAATTGAAGAGTATCATAGCGAACAAGAATTAAATTTTGAGTCAACATTAGAGTTTGCAACGTTAGGAAAAAAGACAGTTGTAAACACAATGCAATTTATCCCTTGCGTTGAGGTTTTTAATAATCCAGATGCTTTTGGTACTGAGGGTAGTGGGGAATTTGAGTGGTTGAGTAATCAAATTATTGCTCACGATGAGATGGTAAAAAATATCAGAGCTAATCTTTCTTTCTTTGGAAATCCAACTTTACTGTCTTCTCGCCCCAAACAAGACATTATTGAACAAAAAGATGGAGATGTTTCTCAAAGGCCAAGTATTGCAAGCCAATCTGGTTTCCAATCTGATTTTCCGCTTTCGAGTTCTACTTATCGCCAAGACAATGTAACCAGGCAAAATCCTGGATACATTGGAAAACCTGGCACTGGTATGCGGGTACCGCGTGTTATTGCAAACCTTGAGCCAACAGATCGTGTTGGTTTTATTACCCCTAATGCAATAAGCACTGACCAAGCAAGATACGCAGAACAGTTGAGATCTGAGATACGCCTAGCTCTTGGCGGTATTGACGACTTAAGTATTACAAACGTAACTGCTACTGAAATTAAATCAGCTTATGGTCGTGTAAGTGCGACAGCTAAGAAAAAATGTTTACAAATTTATACGTATGGAATTTGTAGATGTTTTGAATTAATGATTTTTCAAGAAGAACAAATATTTAGAAAAACACTTGCTTTTAGTACCGGCCTGAAATACCCAGATCCACCTGAAGACTCAGAAGATCCAAAACTTCAAGCAAAGTATGAGAAAGCAAAAGATAAGTATGAACAGGGTTTACAGGCCGCAATTGATAATGCAGTACAAACAAAAACAATACCGCCGGGGGTTTTAGGTCTTGCCCCAGATGGCGATAGAACTGTTTGTTGGCGTTGGATGGGTCCTGTTTATGAGGACACCGCCCAAGATAAACTTAACCAATCTATCTTTACACGTAACCTACAGGAATTAGGTGTTGATAGCATTGAAGCACTGAAGTATTTGTTCCCTTCAAAAACGGACGACGAAATCGCAGGCATGCTCTCCGGTTTCCCGTTCCGCATGGTGGGTGAAGTACAGAGGGCGATGTCTACATTCATTGACCTGGTTAACCAGGAAATGAGGACCCCGCATCCGCAGCAGCCGGACATACCGATGGCTGCGGACCCACGTCTTGATCTTACACCGTTCCTTTACCGAACTCTCGAAAGCCTACAAAAAGAGGTAACCTATGCAGGCCGATACCGCAATGCCGACCCAATCGGCACCCCAAGTATCCCAGACCCAACCGATCAGCTACGCGGCTCCAGTTTCTCAAACAGCAGCCTACGCACCGACGGTTTCAACAACGTCCCAATGGGTGGCGCCTTACCAACAGGTAACGGCCCCAGCACCGCAAATGCAGGCCCAGATGGGCGTCCCCCAAACGCAATACAGCCCTACAGCGTCGTACCCCCAAGCTTACCAGGCGTCCCCACAATCGCCCCAGTCGGAGAATCCTTACAAGGAGGCATTCAATCGGGTAGTAGGACTCCTGAGTTCGCCGGTCCAATTCCCGTTCCAGGGTCAACAGTCTCAAACGAGTCCTCAGTACGCCCCGGCCAACTACAGTTCCCAAGTGGCTCCCCAGTACAACAACGCGGGGACGCAGACTTATACGCCTGGGATCAACAGCAACCAGGGTTACTCCAACGGTTATTCCCAAACTTCTCAGGAACTGACCAGGGACCAGCTCCAAGCAAACGGAGTAAGCGAAGCAAGTCTTAGCGTAATTGATCATTTTGGTGCTGATTGTCCAGCAATCCTTAATGATTATTCTTGCAAAATTGAAGACGCTCTTATTGTTACTAATAACCAGTTAATTCACGCAGTAAATCTACTGAAAGAATTATCCGCTGAGCATAAAGCTTACGAGACAATTCTTACAGATCCTGATGTACTTGCTGATTATACTTGCGAGTTCTTCGGTGAAAACGGTCCTTACCCTGTTCCCGATGATTCAGTTTCTTACAGTAGGCCTGTTGGTCAACAGTTTGTTAACCCAGCTGTTGCTCCTCAGTATCAGCGTCCTGATATGCCTGTTCCTCCTCAGCCTCAGCAAACACAAGGTAATCCAGCGGATTTCTGGAATAGTTTTGGTTCTTTGGCTGACCGTGACCCCGCTAATGCCTGGCGTTATCTGAACGCAGCACAACAGAATCCTGATGTGTTCCGTCAGAAACTCCTGGTAATGGAATGATCATTAGTTTGATCTATTAAGTTTAGAATATGGGGTAGTAAGTGCTACCCCTTTTTTATTAAATATAGAGGCATAAAATGTTTAATGTGCCACAGAACGTACAATCCGCTGTTACCAGTGCTGGAGAAGCAGTTAAAAGCGGCGTTCAAGCAACGGAAAAAGTAGGAAAACGCGCAGCTAATTTTATTGCTGCAATTGGAACAAGTGGTGGTCCTGTTGGATCCGCTGCGTTAATTGGATTTGGAGCTGGTGCGGTTACCGGTGCATTAACATCAGCTTACCAACGTGAGCAAGGATTACATCGAATGGCTGGGGAAGCAATTAAAATTGGCAGCCCTCACTCACAGAGTGCAGTAATGCCAACGGATCTACAAGCCGGATATTTAAATTTAAATACTTTTGGATCGCCCCTACCAACACATGGATTAATGGGTGCTCATAATTTACGTGCCTCACAAATAATTCAAGATCAAGCAACTGCATCTGAGCAGCAATATATGTCAGCATATATGCCGCAAACAGGTCAACTTCCTTTTGGGGAACTAACCCAACAACCACAACAAAAAGGTCGCCGCTAATGGACCACAACAAAGCCAAGAAAGCTAAAACAAAAGCTAAGTCACACAACACACAGAAAAAATCTTCCCCAGAACAAGTTGCCCAGCAACAAGCCGCCACAGCGCAGATGATGGCTATGTCTCAGCAACAGGGTCAGGGTTTTATTAATCCAGAAGTACAAGCACAACAAATTTCTTTACAACCACCAACAACTAATCCTTATCACATGATGGGGGCAATGGCGCCTACATCTTACCGTTACGGAAACATGGTAGATGGTTACGCTGGAGTTGATCCACAATTCCGCCCAATGGGTTAATAATCGAGGTAAGTAAGTCTTTGCTATAATTTTATTAATGGAGCAAATGTTCCAGATACTTTGAGGTAATTAACCTCAGGTTTCAGCTAATCCTTACGCTGAGTAACCACTATGTTTATCGATAACGACTTTCCCAAGCTGTTGGGCGCGGAGCTGTACCGCCCCCACCCAGCGTATATCGTGGAGATGGCGGCTGAGCCCGTTGTGGTCCATGACTTCACTAAACAGCCAGGACAGACTGTGCAGCTGGACCGTTATCGTTTCTGGGGTAACCCTGGAACAAAGACCAGCCGCGAGCGTACCCAAGATCAAACTATCGGTACAGCTAGCAGCCGTGCAATCGTAAAAGACAAGGTTCTTGTTTCTTTGCGCGAGTACACTGGTCCTGCCGACCCTAACAATACAAACCTTCCCAGCACCTTCAAGATTGCTAGGGAAACCCTGATGACCGCTCAGCGTCTTCTTTTGGACTCCGGGAACCTTAATATGTTCCACCAGTCCATTGGTTCGTTGACACTTCTAGATGATTATCGTCGCTGGAGGGACCGCGTGTTCCTTGACGAGATGGCAAAATCAGAATCCCGTGGTGCATCTGGCGACACACAGGGCGGTTACTACTACCCCAATGGTAAGGCCAAGTCTTCTTCTACCGTACTTAGCTCTTATAGTGCTACCGAATACGCTTCTGAGCGTTATAAGTTTAACGTAAAGACCGACCTCCTAGAGGTTGTTCGTCAATTGCGTAAGCGTAACGTTCCTGTATTCCAAGACGGTTACTATCGCTGTATTGCTGACCCTTCTTTCATGAAGGATCTGCGTGCTGATCAAGGCTTCCGTGAAATTGCCCGCTACCCAGGTATGGGTCAAGGCAACCCTCTCATGGGTGCTGCTGGTCCTAACCAGGCAATTTATGGTGGTGGTCAATACGGTCAAGCAATGTTTGTTGCTGGCGAGCCCGTAATGCCTACCGGATTTGTATTTGAAGGAGTACGCTTCTTCGAGTCAACCAACTTTGCTGAAAAATCCATCACTTGTGATATTGGCGATGGTAACGGTGCCATTACTCACACCACTCCTCCAGGGCTGTTCTTTGGTCCTCAGGCAGTAGGCGTTGGTATCGGTGGCCCTAACGCCCAGGTTCTAATTAACAACAACGATGACTTTAGCCGTTTCATTATCTTGATCTGGCAACTGTACGCTGGTTTTGCTAATTTGAACAAGGACTTTATCACCTCTGCTTTCACCGTTATTTGAGAATAAGAGGTACTAACAAATGGCAACTTACAAATCAAATGCTGGAAACATTCTCCAGCCAGGCGCTCAAATCAATCGCCTTTCTTCATACAACGTAGAAGGTGTTTATGGTTGGCCAGGTATCGAAGCGTATGAGCTGGTTGGTTATGTAAAGATTAGCAATTTAGTTGCCGACAGGGCAAGCTACAAGAGCTTTGATATTACTGTACCCTCACCAGATCGTCGTGTTGACGACCGTGTACGTGATAACCGTACTTCATTGGTTGTCAATGCTTCTACTTTGCGCCCAGCCTACGTGTACGGTGCTTCTATAGCCGTAGCACAAGACATTCCTTCCGGTGGTGCAGTAGGATTCCCCGCGTCTCCTGTAACTGCAGACATCGGCGGAACGACTAGCGACCTTCTTTTCCTTGGCCCTAATAACAGCGGTGTTCCCTTTGGTATACCTAGTTCACAGGCCAATGGTTTGGCTGCTGCTTCCTCTTACCTAACTGCTGCTTCTAACCTATTTACTCAGGGTTCAGCTGCTGTTACAGGTGGTGGTACAGCGGGCATCGCTCCCTTCCCTACTACCGTTACTACTGCAGGTATTGTTGCTGCTGACCTTGCGAACTCTATGTTCTACAAGGTGACTGCAGACACGACCTTCAAGGTGTTTAGCACCACTGGTGTTACTGCAACCACTGTTAACGGTGCTGGCGTCTTTATCAGCGCAGCTGATTCTGATGCTGGTAAGGCTGGTTACTTGTTGTGCCGGGTTAATTACCTGCGCCCAGCAGCCGCTGTTTCCTGGAACGACATCCAGGGCTTCATTGACTTTGCTTCTCAGGTTGGCGGTAGCGATACCTGATACTGGTCAATAAGGGTTAAGGTGGGTATTGTATTGATAGCTGTCATTTCATTTTTTAAATGCTGTATCAATACAAGCCCACCGGCTCCCTCCTTGAAGTTGTCTCTAAGCATGGGGAAGGAATACTCATGTGTGTGGATTCACAAGATGAAGTTTGGTACGTAGCGGAAGAGGACCTTATACCACATCTTGATGCTACAAATGAAAAAATCCGTACAGAAGAACGTCTTACCGCTCAACTAGAAGAAGAAGGCGTTAAACCCGCAAAAGCAACTAATCGAGAAACATTTCCACTTGACGTTAGGATTAACATCAATACTGCAAGTGCAAGACAAATTGCTGACGCATTACCTGGAGTAGGATTAAAAACAGCACGGGATATTAAAGATCTACAATCTTCAATGACCGGTGAAAAGTTCGTTAAACTAGATCAACTTAAATCCATCAAACGGGTTGACTGGGACGAAATCTTCAAAGAAAATCTTATCCGCGTTGAGTAATGCAACTCGATAGCTTCCTCAAATCAAAAGTCCGCTGGCACCTGGGATATAACACTACAAGCATCCCTGCCGGTGATCAGGCACGTCTTGAGGAAGCTGTCAACAACATCCCAGATTCGTTCTGGTATTCAAAAATTGTCGAACAAGTAGGTAGGTGCGATCAAGCAGAGAAACGCACCGATATGACTGGTAGTGTTAACAACAATACTGTTCCGCGTAATCGTATTGAAAGTATTGCAGGCGACGTAGATCGTACAATTGCTACTTCTGATTTTAGAGAAACACTTAAAACTTGGACGGCGATTTATATATACGAGACGGATCGATTAGCCTTACATCTTTATGTTCCTAATTACCGAAACCCTGAACAGGCTAGGTATCGATTTGATAGGGAAGGAGCTGAATTTATTCAAGCACTTCCAGGCCCTGCTGACGTTGCTGTTGGCACTAGGCTCATGCTTTCAAATAGTTTCCGCTAAAGAGGTTAACAATAAAATGGCAGCTTTAAACGCAAGTCAGCTTTTACAATTGGCCCAAAAAGCAGGGTTTAAGGATAAAGAAGCCAAGACCATGGCTGCAATTATTCTTGGTGAATCTAGTGGTAGACCAGATGCATATAACCCAAATGCAGCTACTGGCGACAAATCTTACGGATTGGCCCAAATAAACATGATTGGTTCCATGGGACCAGCAAGATTAAAGCAGTTTGGTTTACAGAAAAATGAACAACTTTTTGATCCAGCTACTAATTTAGCTGCGGCACAGAAAGTTTATTCTGAGGTTGGAAATAAATTCACACCTTGGTCTGTATATACTTCTGGTGCATACAAACAATTCCTACCTCAAGTAGAGAAGGCGGCCTCAACTTCGCAACAAGTAGCCGCGATTCAACCTACAGAAGCTACGCAGCCTAAGGCCCCAACCCCAGACGCGGCTTCTAAAACGGGTAATACATTTATTGTTTACACCGGAGATAAATCACCAACTGATTTTCTTAATGATTTCATAAAAGAAAAACAAACCGCCGATCCAACTGGCCTTATTAAATCCAGTCAAATTGATCCGATGAAACTTTTGACCGATGCTTTTAAGGTTAATTATTTTGACAATTAAATTAGAATTTAATTAAGCGATCTACTATTATGTCAGAAAAATCTATTGTTGATGTAGGTAAGTTTCTTCAGAAATATGGATTAAAGATTGGCGAACACCCTGCTTTTGGGAAAGTCTCCAATGTGCATACAAAAGGTTCTTACCATTACACCCCAGGTGGCTCTGCAATTGATGTTACTGATTGGAGACCGGACATAGCACCTGCTTACGAAGGAGGTCCTTCTAAGAGCTGGAAACAGCGCACAGGGGAGTTGTCTTGGCGTGCTAAAAAGTTAGGTGCCTTTACCGAAGCACTTGGGCCTGGTGACCCCGGCCATGACACACATGTGCATTTAGCGTTAGCAAAAAACGCTCCCCTATCTGAGCAACAATTAGAATGGCTTGCAACTGGTAGATATAAGACCCCAGACGGTAAGCTTTCTAGCTCCCTTCCTACTAGCTATTCCACCGGCCAATCCCCATCACCTACTCCGGCGCAGGCAGCACAACCTCAAACCGCACCGCAAGGAACAGGCAACACAATTGTTCTTGTTCCTGGTATGCCTAATCAACAAAAAACCAGTGAAGATTACCTTACTGATTTTCTTTCAAAGAACTTTACTAAAACGAGTACAGGTAATACACAGCCTCAAATTGACCCAATTGCAGCGTTAAGACAGGCCTTTAATACACCCTCTACTTTTGAATAATGAGATTCGCTCAAGTCCCTGGTTACGAACCGAGCTTTCCCGTTACCTACGGTAATTTATATGGAGACAGCACGTTAACTACTGCAGGTTTTAGTGACCCATTTAACATGAAACGCACTGAGAAAATAATGCATTGTCCATACGTAGTCTCTTACAATGGTATTGAGGAGCCACGGTTCCAACTAAACAACCCAGCTTATATGAGGGAGGTTGACCGCTCTCATAGCGACCCACTGCCTCCAGTTGGGTTAAGCCGTAACTCAAGACAAAACGATTTACATGGCGTATACAAAACCTGAACTTAGGGAACGACTTAAGAATCGAATAAAATCCGGTTCTAAAGGAGGTAAACCAGGGCAATGAATTTGTGATATTGTAAGAAAAGCACAAACAAGCTAATGCAGAAGCTCTGTCGTGAATGCGGCATTAGGAAACCGCATGAAAATTTTGGCAGTAAAGGATACACATCAGCCGGGAATATTAAAAGAGACAGTGTTTGCAAGGATTGCAGATCTTTAGTAAATCGTCGATTTAAAATTTTATACGGGGCGGATGGGAAAAAACAATGCTCTAAATGCGCTCATTATCAAGATTGGGATTATTTTAAAAAAAGAAAACAAGATGGGAAATTATATTTAAATTCTTCATGTAAAGCATGTAACAAAATATATTGGGATAAATGGGTAGACAATAATAAAGATCACTATCAAAAAATTAAAAAACAGGGGCAAGACTTGCTTCATCATAATTATAAAAAATATGAACGAAGGGGTATCACGAAAGAACAATATGAAATTGTTTTTGAAGCTCAAAAAGGTGTGTGTGCTATTTGCAAGCAGCCACCTAAGGATACACATGCTTTAGCAATGGATCACAATCACGCAACAAATGAATTCCGTGGCTTACTTTGTAAAGAGTGCAATAGATCTTTGGGTTTGTTTGATGATAGTATAGATACACTGACCAACGCGGTCATCTATCTTAAAGAACGGGGAAGTTATGGCTCAAGACAAAACCAAGTACACTAAGCCAGATTTACGTGAACGTATTAAAAATAGCGTCATGCGAGAAGGTAATGGCGGCAAGCCAGGAGAATGGTCGTAGCTATAATATTAAATAATTTCGGCTAGAAAAGCCCAGCTTGTTGCACAACGATATAAAAAAGCAGGTGGCGGATATACAGGCGGTAAAGGTGAAAAACAAAAATCGTTGGAGAAATGGGGAAAAGAAAAATGGCAGACAAAAGATGAATACGAAAAACGTAGTAAAGCTAAAACAGCTGCTAAAAAACATAAGGAGAATAAGTGATGACTGATAAAGCAATACAATCTGATCACACCAAGCGTTACCTACCAGAAAAAGCATGGGCTAATTTGTCCCCAGAAGAACGGAAGAAAACAGATGATAAGAAAAAACGCGGCTCTAGAGAAGGTAAGCAATTTGTACCTAATACTGAAAGGGCAAAAAAAGCCCGCCTCGCCGTAGAATTAGCAAGTAAGAGAAAAGAACAATGAGTATACATGGACAACGAACAGTAAGAAAAAAACTTGCTGACCATGCTGAGGATAGGAGAAGACGACCAGATGAGAGGCCAGCAAATAGACCTCAAGCAGACCTTGGCTATACCCTCGGTGTACGTCAAGACTCTTTACCTTTTGACGAACCATTAAAAACCAACGCTGAAAAATTTGTCTCTCCTCAACGAATTAATCAAAAAAAACAACGAATGGCCGGTGATGTATTAGGCGCTTTAAACTATGATATAAAACAAGGTACTGGACTACCGTCTGCATTTAAACAATTGCAAGTCGGCAGTTCTGAACTCCGTAACCCCGAAATTTCTTAGTAGCAATGCCTGGTAAAAACCAAATGCCACCACAGTTGTTGGCACATTTTAAAAAGAAAGCAGCTAGCAAAAACGAGTCAGAGGAAGCTACGCCAGAAGTAAAAAAAGAAAACGATAAGTCAAAGCGCAAGGAAGCACTGATAAAAGCTCGTACCCAATTGGAAGAAAAAAACAAAGCAAAACGAAAAGAAAAATAATCAGACCACTGGTTAGTGGAAATACGCTACAATTAAAACAACGTAATTAAGTAAAGCCTTGTCGTCATCCTCTTCAAACAAGCAGCCTATGCTTATTGATAGGCCTGCTAATTTAAGCACCCTAGTTACGGTAGCATCTGGTCAGTTATTTTCTACAAGCTTAATACCAACGGCAATTGGAAACTGCACAAAAGTTTTTGATTGCGATTCATCACAAACAGATACCTCAATTAGTGGAGCATATATAGATGAAATATGGTTCCGTTATACAAAAAATAGTAATACTTTTATAGATGCACAGACCGCTGGCGCTGGGACATACGCTCAAACAGGTACAACTTCAGTAGTTGTAACGTTAGCTAATCATAATCTACGTGTTGGCCAGAAAGTAGGACTTGATTATACAAGTGGTTCTGCTGTTGATGAAATTGCGGTTGTTTCTGCAGTAACATCTACAACATTTACAGTTACTAGCGCAGGAACTTTAACAACAAGCGGAAACGTAAGTGTATACCAACCAACTGATTTCGGGTTCTATTTATTAAATACATCAACAATTACTAATACCAACCAGTTTTTTCCTTTGTTTGTTGCAAGCGTACCGTCAACTTATGATAACGTTGAGTACAGTCTTACTACAAATTTAGTTCTTCCTTTGATCAATCACCCAGTACCGCAAGCCGGGGCAAACTTTAGTAGTACTAATAGTACTGTATCTCCAAAAATGCGCGGGTTAATGTTACAACGTGGACAAGCTTTATATGTTTCTGTTAGTGGTACAACCTCATTAACAAATGGTTTTTACTGTAACGTACAAGCTGGTTATTACTAAGAACTAAGATGCCTTTTGGATCTAAAGGTTTTAGTGGTAAGCCATTAAAAAGTTTTGATAGCGGCTTGTCCAAAGGGTTTGAAGATGTTAGCAAACCAGTACTACCTGATTTTCTTTTAGATGAGAACCCGTTTAAATTTACTCCTAAAGATTCAAAATATAGGAGCAACATCCGCTTCTACGATCAGGACGCTTTATGGACCAGGTGGAGACGTGGGTATGAACTCTATACAGTTACGCAAAATGTTTTAGGTTCTTTTTCTCAAGAGAGGGCACAGCGTGGTGATTACAGAATGTACTGTTCGTTTCAACAGTTTCCAGGTGTATTTATACCTATACGTGTTTTTACTTTTCCTACAACAAATTCAGAACTGGGTAATCAGTTAGTAGGTATAAGAGATGCAAACTCATTAAATTTCTATAATTTTGGTTTGCCAATACTTGAGGTACGTTATTTAGGAACAGTAAGCAGCGCAACATATTCTCAAAGTAGTACAACAATAATAGTTTCAAAACAAGATCATGGTTTTTTTGTAGGAGAAAATGTTTATCTTGTCTTTACTTCCGGTGCTGGCGTAAACGCAACACTACCAATTACTTCGACAACCAAAAACTCTTTTACCTGTATCACTGCGGCACCGTTAACTACAGGAGGTAATTTAACAATACAACTATCAACGATATTTACAGATGCACGTTGGACTGAACTCAGGACAAAACTTAGAAGTTTACCTACTGCAGCAAGTTTTCTTTCAGGTGAACGTTTAGTCGATAGGGTAATTGAAAAAGATCCAGGCATCTCTGCAACTTATTCAAGGACAGGCTCCACATTAACTGTAAATTGTTCTTCTGTGCATGGACTTTCAACCGGCAATACTGTTTATTTATCAATTAGCAACGGACTTATTGTCTCTGGTCAATATACTATTACCGTTACTTCTACAACACAATTTACAATAACAACAATTACTAGTGGTACAACAAGTGGTAATGCTACAGTAATTCGTTTGATAATGGGATTTAGGTATGATGACTATGTTGGGTACACGGTAAAAACAGTTGACGCTACTACAAATGAGATTGTTTTTTATCGTACGGATAGCTATGCAGCACAAACAACAAACAATAAAACGGAAACAGTAGTACCAGCCGCAAGGGGATTTGAGGTTGGTAGATTTTTAACAACTGAAGTACGTTATCAATGTACATGTCAAGACTACACTAGGCGGTCAGGATATAATTTTTTTAAAGAAGTCGCGCATAAAAACTTTCCAGTTACAGCAATTGGCTCTACTAAACCCGGCCAATATCTAGATAAAGATGGTTCGTTAATTAATCAACGAGATAACGTAGGTGTTTTTTCTGATCTAGGTCACGTTGCTATTAATAATTTCTACCAACTACCAACTTACGAAGACACCTCCGATACGTCTTTTCCTAATTTAATGTACTATCAATTAAGGTGGTGTAAGCATATATATGCTGCTATGTTTTCTTTAAAACATGATGAAGGAAATTCCCCATTATCTATTAGTGCGAAGTATATTCAATCCGGTGTAAACATTACAATTACCGCAGAGAATCATGGATTACAGGCTAATACAAAAGTTGAACTCGTATTTACAAGTGGCGGTGCAGCGTCAGGTCAGTATACCATCACGCAAATTATTAATAATAATAGTTTTATCATTGCCTATCCTTTTTCAAACAATACAAGTGGTTACTGCATTGTTGAAAATTTAAAAGAACATGATTATGTTAAAACTTGGCTTTTAGAGCCTAATGATAAACCAGTTGGCGATTCTTTAGATGCATTTTATATTTCTTTTGACAAAGAAAATAAAAACTTGCGTAAAGCTGCAGAACGATTTGCTCTAGTTAAACAAGGTGAGAAGTGGGTTGGAACGCAGTCAGTTATAGGATCTAGAAATTTACCAGAAGACATTGCTAATATCGATCCACAGCTTTTAGTAATGTTAATGACTGACGAAATACGTAGAGGGTCTTCGGGAACATTAGACAATCAAGGTGTTTTACAGAACAGTACACAAAGAATGATTTCAATGATTAGTAAATTGTTAAATTTACAACCAGAGTTTATTCTTGGCACTAAATTTGCCATGTTAGATGAACCCCTGATTAATTACATGCCAACATTCGATGCTGGTGCAATTAGAGGAGGTGCTTATTTAAATGGAACGCCTACGGAGGATCCGGCCACATTGACCGCTATTAATTGCTCCAGCTATGATCCGTATGTGCAGCAAGATACGGTAGTATCTTCTGGACGTTATATTAATTCTTAACCATGACCGTTCAAATATTAAGTCGCTTCTCAGACCTTCTTTATGACCGGCCCTTTCCAACAAGATTAGGCGTACTCCCCGATGGCGTAGAAATGGCTTTAAACCATAACGCTAATGATCCGGGTTTATATTTTGCAGATAATACGTCAGGGCCTACACGCGGCTTAATAAAAGTAGGTCCCACACACGTAGGCAGTACCGCTCCTAACCTTACACCTACTGGCTACACAAGCTACTCTAAGGGTGAATCCTGGTTAGATGAGTCTAGTACTAAAATCTTTAAGGTGTACGATGGCTCAACATTTCAAACAACAAATGCTGTTGCTTCTGTTAGTTCTGGTAAACCATCTAATCCAATAAACGGACAACTTCATTACGACTCAGCGATACCAGGTTTATTTATATACTTAACAAGTAGTGCTAACTGGGTTGCTGTTTAACGCATTACCCTGTCAAGAATCCTATCTAATTTACTATGTACAGCCTGCATTTCCCGAAGAAAGTCTTCTTTTAATACGTAATCCCTGATTAAACGGTCTTCTAAGGAGTCGAGTTTGTCTTCAATTTTTTCAAAACGTTTATTCAAACGCTCTTGCGAATTATACAAGGCCTTGGACAGACCGGCAAATGCCGCAATTCCTGCAGAAAGAGCAGTTATAATTGTTTCTATTGGCATTGTTTTAGTCCTCTTACTATCTATTCTAAAGGATTTAACAACTTAGAATAACATCAGAAAAATAAAGGTATCATGTCAACAGGGTACGATCCCAATATAGAAGGGGCTATTACTGTACTCGTTGATTTGATGTCCGGTAATGGGTTCACGCTTACTAGGAAACCCTATGCTCCTAATTATAGGGGTTTGGTGGATTGCATTATTGATTTAAAAGATGGTTTGTATGCATATGTTCCACATAGAGTTGGATTTAATGCTGTGGTTTTTGAGAACGTAAATAAAAATGATGCGGTTTACCTTAGAGTAGCAGATGGTCAGGCAGGCAAAGCTATTGCAAGCGGCGTTTCTTTTGACGCTGCCTGTGTTATTGGGTTTGCTGAAGAGGCCGTTCTCTCAGGCGGAACAGCAAGAATTATTGTTGCAGGGTTTCAAACTTTTACAACTACTTTAGATCCAGGGGATTTGTATTTCCTATCCGCTGCAACTGCTGGCCAAATCACAACAACGCCACCAAGTACCGCTGGTCAATATGTAACAAGAGTAGGAGAAGCATCAACAACCAGTGAATTTGTTATCCAAATAGAACCGCCAATTAGGTTAAGGTAAATATGTCAATCACACCAATAAGTAATACTGATTTATACCCAGGTCTTTCTTGGGCCACTGTATTCACGTCAGGTAACCAGAGCGGTATATATGCAATAAATAGTACGACAGCAACTGGGACACTTTTTGATTTTAAAAATTATTCCACGTCCGTTGAACTACTTTGTTGTTCTACTGATGGGATAGCTACAGTCTACGCAAATGGTGTTGCCGCAACGGGAATTGCGGTTGGTAGTACATATGCGTCAGCTACTTGGATAACGGTTCTTTCTGGAGCAGGTACATTAACAAGCATAGCTGTTGAATCCATAGGTACACAAAGGGGAATACTATTTCAAATTCGTGTTGATGGAACTCAACTTATTGATTTAAATCCTTACGCACCAAATGATCTTGGTGTAATTGAATCTTTAATAGATTTAAAAACAAATATAGCAAATATTTTACCAGTAAGATCAAGCTTGTCAATTATAGGAACTACGTTTGAGCCGGTTTCACAAGGTGAGGCAGTTTATATGCGTAGCAGTGACGGAAAGTTGGGTAGGGCCGCCTCTAATTCCACTGTTGAACTAGCTACTGTTATTGGTTTTGCCCGTGAAACAAAAACAACAGGCCAACTTTTACAAGCCTCTTTTGCTGGTATACAGGGAACAACAGGCCTTACCCCAGGTAGCATTTATTTTTTATCTGCTAGTTCTCCTGGTGCAATAGTAACTACTGCTCCATCTACTTCTTCTTACTACATCACAAGGGTGGGTAAGGCTGTGACTTCTACCCAACTTGCCGTGGACTTAGAACCACCTATACTTTTAACGTAGTGTCAAACTATACCCTTGATAATATAGATAATAAGGTGAGACCTGTGCACGCATGACAACTAGAAAACCTATTGTTTTAATTTCAGGGCTTTTTGAAGAAGTAAATACTCCGACGGATGGACTGGACTTTGCTGGAAATACGACAACAAATTTAACAGAGGGTACAAATCTTTATTACACAGATACTAGAGCACGGTTATCAATTTCTGCTGGAAACACAGGAACTGGATATGGGTCTATAAGCTATAACAACAGTACAGGAGTTCTTACCTATTCAGTAGTTACAGACTTAAATATTAGAGGTGCTTTAAGTGTAGCTGGTGGCTCAGGTTTAACGTACAACAGTACTACCGGAGAATTTGGTACAAGTGCTATTCCAAACTCTCAATTAGCCAACAGTAGTATTACTTTTGGTGTTACACCTGCTGCTTTAGGTTCTACAGTAACAAGTTTTGATATTACCAATCTAAAAACCACTGGGCTTGAAATAAAACATCCATCTACCAGTGCTTCACATATAATAGCTGATTACGCAGGTATTCTTTTTACGGGCGCCACAATTACAGTTGGTCAGTATATTGACCTAGTACCTGCACAGCCGACCGGCGCACGTGTTATTACTCTTCCAGATGCAACAGGTACGGTTGCTCTGTTGTCATCAATAAGTGCATCAAACACTGGAACTGGATACGGATCTCTAAGCTATAACAACACTACCGGAGTACTTACATATTCAGTAGTCACAGATTTAAACATTAGGGGTGCTTTAAGTGCTACTAACAGTGGTAGTGGTTATGGGTCAATAAGTTATAACAGTACCTCTGGCGCTATTACTTATTCAGTAGTTACAGACTTAAACATTAGAGGTGCTTTAAGTGTATCCGGTGGGTCAGGTTTAACGTATAACAGTACTACCGGAGTATTTGGTACAAGTGCTATTCCAAACGCACAGCTTGCTAATAGCAGCCTAACTGTCGGTTCTACGTCAATTGCCCTTGGAAGCACTGCAACCAGCATCTCTGGCTTAACTGCTTTAACAGCAACAACATTAACCGCTGGTACTGGCGGACATATATTTACTGGCTCCTCATCAGGAACTACTACAGTTGTTGCCACAGCGGCAGCATCTGGAACTTTAACTCTTCCTGCTACTACCAGCACACTTGCCGTTCTAGGCTTAGCCCAAAGCTACAGTGCGGCACAACGTGGAACAATCAGTGTTCTTACAAGTAGTTCTTCCATTACTCCAGATTTTGCTGTTGCTAATAACTTTTCCTTAACCTTAGGCGTAAGTACTACGATCCAGAACCCGTCAAACTTAACTGCCGGACAAAGCGGTGCAATAGTTATTACTCAGGACGCCACCGGTTCCAGAACAATTGCATACGGCTCATATTTTAAATTTTCAGGTGGTACACCAACAGCCACGACAACTGCAAATGCCGTTGACGTATTAGTTTATTATGTTGAATCAGCTACAAGAATAACAGCTAGACTAATAACAAACGTAGCATAATAGATTATGGCAACTCAAGTACAACTAAGGCGCGGTACGACTGCTGAGACAGCTGCTTTTGCTGGTGCACTGGCGGAGGTTACTGTTGATACAGAGAAACTTACAGCCATAGTTCATGATGCGATAACACTTGGCGGGTTCCCGCTTTTACGAGAAGACGGTACCAACTGTTTACTTTCTCCCGGCGCACTCAATAGTTGCGCTCTTAAGTTTGCCAACAGCATTAATACTGGTATTATTAGTCCAGTACAGGCACAATTATCTTTGGTGACGAACGGTGTTGCAAGGCTTACAATAGATTCTTCAGGGAGTGCAACCTTCTCTGGAAACCTAACCGTTAATGGAAGTCTTAGTGTCGCTGGCACTACTACTTCATCTGACACTTTAACCTTAATTATTGCTCTAAGTTAAATGGCAAACACTTTTAAAAAAGATACAAAGTCAAGCCTTTTGACAGCTGATGTAACATCAAGCGCAAGTACTAATATACTTACAGCGAGCAGCTCTGCTACTCTTGTTATTCTTAGTGTATTAGTCTCAAACAAAACTGGCAGTAGTGCAAATGCAAATGTATACATTTCTTCCGCAGTTGGCGATTCAGTATTTCTTATAAAAAATGGGCCAGTGCCAGCAGGATCTTCGCTAGAGATTGTACAAGGTAATAAGTTGATTGTAGAGCCTTCAGATGTTATCCGCGCCAGCTCAGATACCGGCTCGGCACTTGACATAATGATTAGCTACCTGGAGCAAACATAATGACAACAGGACTAACAACAATCGGTGATATTGACATCCTGTACAAACAGGTAAGTTCTTTAAAAGAAGATATTAAAAACAAAGGAGAACTAAAAGAAGAAACATATAATTTAAAAATTACTGAAATAGAAAAGCGTCTTCAAGATTTAGAATCAAGAATTTTTGAAGAACGTGTTCTTGAACTGGATGATACTTCTTGGAATAATATTATTTTAAAAAGAAATTACCTACTTAAGTCAACAGACTGGACCGTTACTTCTGGTTGCACTGTAGATCAATCTGCTTGGGTATCATATAGACAACAATTAAGGGACTTACCACAAACGTTTTTCGGTGTAAAATTAAATGAGGTCCGATGGCCAGCAGCACCTGCTACTACTGGCCCAAACTCAATAAAAAATAAATAGGAACTGACATGCGTTATATAGGAAACACAACATTAACACCTGGTATAAGTTACCAACGTATTGATAATATTGGGTCTAGTTTTAACGGCGTTACAACGTCTTTTCCATTATTAGTTTCTGGTATTTCACCTGTCCCATTTCCATCTAACCCACAACAATGTTTAATTTCTGTTAACGGTGTAATTCAAAAGCCAGACCCAACCGGTGCAGCTGGCTTTAATTTAGTAGGCACGAACATAGTATTTGCCTCTGCTCCGACAGGAGGTTGGGCTTTCTTCGGGGTTGTTCTTGCTGGGTCTGATTTTGTTGCGGTTGGGGCTAGTTTCCCAGACGGTTCAAACAGTGCACCGAGTATTACATTTGATAATGCACCAACCACTGGTTTTTATCGCAGTGGCTCAAATGAAATTAGTGTTACTACTGGGGGTGTTCAGCGTGCTGTTTTTGACGCTAACGGTAATCTTGCTATAGGAGCATCTGTAGGTAATACAAAAATATATGTACAGGGAACTGGAGCAATGAACATTGCAACTTTAACTGATGGGTCTACAATTACTCCTGATTTTTCAGTTGCTAATAATTTTACAGTTACTTTGACTGGAACGCCCCGGACACTTGCTAACCCAACTGGCATGACTGTTGGACAGAGTGGTTTGATTTATATTCTGCAGGATGCAACGGGAAACAGAATTTTAAGTTACGGCAGCCATTGGAAATTCCCTGGCGGCCAATCGTTTAAAAATTTAACTACTACAGCAAACGCAGTTGACTTAATTGGTTATACTGTACGTACAAGTACAAGCATTGCTTGTCAACTCGTGAACAACCTTACCCAATAATTATGTCTATTCCAGGTTCTACCAACCCTCTTTTATTATTTGGTGACCCCACTGGCGGACAGTACCAAATACAACGTTCGCTCAGATTCAATAGTAGTGACAGTGCCTCGTGTGCCAGAACTTTTACATCCAGTGGCAACAGGCGCACTTGGACCTGGGCTGCCTGGATCAAAAGAAGCGCCATATCATTCTCAGCCGAGCAACATCTTTGGGGCGTTACCGGAACAACAGATGCCACTTATGGCGAGATGTTCTTCGGGACTGGCGATACCCTGCGTTTTGCAGTCGGCTATACCACGACCTATGGCATAACAACAACTCGCGTATTCCGTGATCCCGCCGCGTGGTTTCCTGTAGTGTTGGCATTTGATGTAACGCAATCAACTGCAGCCAACAAAATAAAGCTATATATCAACGGCGTAGAAGAAACGACTTTTTCGTCAGACACTAGATCTTCTCTTGCCAACCAAGACTGGGGTTACAACAACAACGTAGCTCATTACATTGGCAGGAATCCAAACAGCGACATCCGGCAGTCCAACGTCTACCTCGCCGACGTTTACTTCATCGACGGCCAAGCCCTAACACCATCCAGCTTCACAGAAGTCAGTGCCACTACTGGGCAACTGATTCCTAAGGCGTACACGGGCAGTTTCGGCACCAACGGTTTCTGGTTGAAGTTCAGCGACAACAGCAACAACACCGCCACCACCCTTGGCAAGGATTACAGCGGAAACGGCAACAACTGGACACCGACGAATCTTGCTGCGGTTGAGGCAAACTACAACCCCACCATCACATCGACGGTGGGAGGCATTGCTCCTTCTATTCCTGTAAGCCGCCTATTTGATGGAAACACCGCAACACTCTGCGGAACCAATAATGCTGTAGGCGCAAATATTATTTTCACTAAGACTATTTCAGGTGTAACCAGCCTAAGAGTGTTTATGGATCACTCAACGGCGTATAGAGCGCGGATAAATGGTGGTACGTGGTATTCCGACTCAAGCCTTGGAGCATCTGGGAATGCTAGTTGGCGCAGCTTTACAAGCGTTTTGCCCGGGAACGGGATTATCACTTCTATCGAGTCAGACACCAATGGTGCCAATAATGGCGTTAACTGGTCTGCAATTGAAGTTAATGGCGTCATACTTGTAAATTCTTCTTCAGATTCCCTCGTAGACACCCCGACTTCTTACGG